CCTGAGAACTTGACCTGCGATGGGGAACTTCCTCGCGCAGAGGTCAATCGGAGATATAAGGAGTTGATGACCGCGGCCAAGCAACTCAAGAAGTTGGACCCTGCTGTTAAGTTCTACGAATACGAAACGGAGATCTAAGATGATGTCAGAACGCGAATTGCTCTTGGACTGGGTTCTCGAGCAGATCCAACAGGATGTAAAAAACGCAGACTTCACAGCGATCTACGAAATGCTGTTGGAACTGCCAGACGAGACACTGATGGCCTACTTGCCCGACGAAAAGCGATAACCCTAGAGGTTGACAGGGCTTTGATTTGGTGCTATAATACACACATACACTAACAAGGAGCAGAGATGTACAAAGTAAATGTAACACTAAACACAGGCGGTGGTGGCTACTGGAGCAACACTAAAACGGCAGTAGAGATTACACGACTGCAACTTGCATACACAAACGACGAACTGGACTTTGGCGAGTTGCGTGTGTATTTTAAAACAAACACTTGGGATGTCAATAAGCTGGGTCTTATATACACAGACAAACAGTTTATGCAAGAGCTCAAAGAACTGTTGACCGCTAAGGGCTTTGACGCTAGCGATGTAAGCTATAGCGAGCAAGGGATGCAAGGGGACAACTATGTGTCCTGCGATGTAGGTGAGTGCTTTATTAACACATTTATGGAGAACGCATGATCACAGCAGACACACTCGAAGTCCTTGCGACCTACAGCCCACAGTACCTAACCAAAGCCGCGCAGAACGCAGGCTACAAGGGTCCCGTGTTTAGCTCATGCAAGTTCCTGGGCATTACTAACGGCGGTCAGTTTGCTTATCTTGCAGTCTACCCTGTCAAGGACGGTACAGATAGTACTAAAGTATTCCTCACATATGACCACACAGAGGATAGGGTCTTTGCAGACTATCAGTTGACAGAATGGTAAAACCATGTTATAATTAACACATACACACTAAGGAGCATTTGAAATGGGAACACGAAGCACTATCGCACTTGAGTTTGCAGACGGCACAGTTCAGCAAGTCTACTGTCACTGGGACGGCTACCTCGAGCACAACGGACAGATCCTGCAGAATTACTACATGGATCCTTTCAAAGTGCGCGACTTGATCGACCTGGGTGGCTTCTCTAGCTTGGACAAAACTGTTGAGGCAACTGCCGCTACTGCCTACACACAACGCGGTGAGACTAAGCGAGTTGAGAAGTTTATCGACTACGAGGACTACATTGAGAACCACCAGTATGAGGAATACGAGTACATCCTGCGCCAAGTAGAGGGCAAGGCTGTTTGGTTCGTTAAGTGCCACGACGATGACTATGTAACATTGGCGGAGGCTATTATGGATGAAAAAGATCGCATTGCACAAGAGGAGACTGAATAATGAGCGTGATGAAAGATTTGAGCTACGACATTCAAGAACTGTACATTGAGGGCTTCAATAGCCGTGCAATCGCAGAAGAACTAGGGTGCCCCATTGAGATTGTTCTGGGCGCATTGGAAGCTATGAGTGTGGCAGATACGCCACAGGAGGATGAGATCTATAGTCCATACTTTGGCGCTTAATTTCAAAAAACGGTTGACACCACCGTCCAAAGGTGTTATAATTTAATTAATGCGAAATAGTTCGCAGAAGACATACACACATACACAAGGAGTCTATTATGTCACAATTTTCACATGCTGGTGTTTCTCGTTTGAACGGTGAGTTCAAAGTTCGTTTCTGTAACGATGCTCTGCGTCAAAAGGTCTTGATCAAGAACGGTCACAAAGACATTGACATCATCGAGTTGAAGAACCCAATGACCAAAGAGGAAGCTGTTGCATTCCTGTTGTCTATCAACTTTGATAACGGCAACAAAGAAGTTCGTGCTGCTCTTGAAGCTGCACAGACTAAGCGAGCACCTAAGACAACTACAGCTCCCAAGGCCAAAGCTAAGAGCAAGCCTACAATGGAAGCTATCAAAGCCAAGGCTGAGGTCAAAGCCAAAGCTGATAAGAAGGCCGCAGTGCCTAAGGTTGATATTTCTGCGTTGGAAGACGCACCTTACTGATCCCCTGCAGTGTGAGGGCAGGCAATGTCAATAAGTCCTGTTTCTATCTGTAACACTAGGAGCAACTAATGCAACTGTTTCTTTTTACTGTCTTGATGATCCTATTGGTCATCTTTGGTCCGATCTTTACCATTTGGTCAATCAACACATTGTTTCCCGTTGCAGATATTCCTTACACTATTGAAACTTGGGCGGCTGCTATCATTCTAGCAGGCGTCTTTAGGACTACAATTAATAAGAAGGATTAAGATGAGCCGATTACAACTACATGGTAGACAATGGGTTGTCTTTGATGCAAAGAATCGAGAACACCGCAAGTGGTTTGCCAATTTCAATAAGACTGGTGCTTGGGGTCGTTGTCCTGTTCGATTCGTAGTCAATGATGATCACGGTGATCTCATTACCCAAATTCAACGCGAACTCATCGCACACTATGTGGGCAAAGAGTTTGGTAAAATTGACGCTTGACCTTGTCCATTGATGTCTGTATACTTGTTGTTAACTGCACAGCAGTATAAAACAAGGAAAACAAAATGAAACATTTCAATCCAGAAACAAAGACTTTCAAGTTATTCAACGCAATGTACAACGGTGAAGCCGTTACAGCTAGTGCCGCTCAAAAGCGTTTTGGCATCAAGAACATCAGCGCAGAAGTATCACGCATTCGCCAGAATGGTTATGCTGTCTACGCTAACACTCGTATCGCTGGCAACAACGCCAAGGTCACTGAGTATGTTATCGGTAAGCCAAGCCGTGCAATCGTTGCCGCTGGCTACAAGGCATTGGCCGCTGGTCTAGTCTAAGAGATCGCTCCGAAGTCCCGGGGGTAGTGTCCCGGGCAAACCCCCGAACCCCGCCACGCTGTGAAGCCGTTGCGGGGTTCACCTTTTGTGGCAAAAATACAACATCATTTCGGTTGACAAAGTGGTAAAACCTTGTTATAATACATACATCGCAACAAGGAGTTGATCATGATAAAGTTGATAGGTTGGTTTACTGTTATTTGGGCCATGTTCTACTTTGGTATTGCCCAACTGATTGCAATCTACACTATGGTCGCCCTTTCTTTCATCGCAGGAGTTTAACATGGGATATCGCGTAATGGACACCACAGACATGATGCGTACCAAGTATGGCCCACGCCCAGGCCTAGAAGGTCCGTTCAACTTCTCGGGCAGAGTGTTGTATTATGACAACAAAGAAGGTCTGTACTACGATCCTACTACAGACTTCTATGTGTTCAAAGAAGAGATGGACATCATCAACAATCAATTTATGGAGAAGTTCAAAAGTGTCTAACATTACAATCCGTCCTGAACTCAACCCGTTGGAAGTTATCCTAGTCGAAGAGTACATGACCAAACACTCGCCCAATGTCACACACTATACAATGACCAAGGGCAACGAGTGCATCTGGGTGTACTACGGAAGTATTAACAAATATTTCATCTTTAAGGGTGGCAAATTGGTTGACATCCAGATAGATTGATGTTATAATACATACATACACTAACAAGGAGCACACAATGGCTAAACTGTTAATCCAAACCCAAACATACGAGAACTACGGCGACATCGCCCAGCCCTACTGGAAGCCCAAGGGTGGTTCGGATTATGTGGTCAAGAAGTTCAAGGACTTCAACAAGGTCACTGAGACCGTAATGGCCCTGCGTGGCCAGATTGAGTGCGACAACGAGTTCTATCGCGAGTACATTATCAGCTTCGAAGTTGTGGCTGATGAATACCTCACAGACTTTGAGCGCGATCAATGGGAGTACGAAGGCTCCATCCGCTTCCCTGCTAAAGAGTTGGTTTGGTAAAGACCCTAGTGGTTGACAGGGCTTTGAAATCCTGTTATAATACACACATACACTAAACAGGAGCAATGATGTTAGCAGAACTTACACAACACGGTTTCTATGATGAGCGTCACGGTGGTCCATATGATCGTGGTACCGCAGACAGCTACTACATGAGAGAGTTCAATCCTCACTATTATGTAGGCGATACCTACAAGAGCCCTAAGATTGAGATGGCGCAGATGACAGCCGCAGAGATTGTGGCCTACACCGCAGGCTATACCAACAACGAAGCCAACGGCGATCACAAGGAGTATTGATATGCAAGCATACATCAACCTAGCTATTGTAATGATGCCCGTGATTGTCATGGGCTTGGCAATGATCATCGCAGGAGAGTTCTAATGGAAATCCAATTCCGCACAGCCGAGCAGAGGCGCATTGCAGACCTTATGTGGGCCTGCCAGACCAATGAAGAAGTTAATGTGCTACTCCGTGCCTTTGGCCTAGAAGCCTACATTGTGCGGGAGATGCTGATTGCCGCTACCTACGATGAAGTAGAAGATGTGGCTTTTGCACAACAAGTCCTAAAACCCTTTAGGTTGACAGGTCTTTGAAAAGACATTATAATACACACATACACTAACAAACAGGGAGCGCACAATGTCTAAAGTAAATTATGATAACTTCTCCAGCTTCGACCTTAACGAATGCTGTGACCACTTCGACAGCGAGAAGTCTAGCAACTGGAAGAAGATTAACAAGTTCATCGTTGCAGATGGTCAAGAGTACCAGCACATTATGGAGACAGAGTTCGACTTCGAAGAAACAGGTGACGGCGAGTATGCGGCCTTCGAAGCAGGCGTCAAGTATGCCCTAACTAAGATGAACTTGGCACTAGAGGCCGCAGGCGTAGACATTCAGGTCTGCGAGGTGGACTTGGTAGAGAGCATGGGCTTCATCATGGTCCGTTGTGATGACGAGCCCGAGGACTTCGTTAAACGAGCATTGAAGAAGCCCGTGTTGATGGTAGAGAGCTGGGTAGATTAATAACCCTACTGGTTGACAGGTTATCAAATCGGTGCTATAATACACACATACACAAACAAACAAGGAAACACTATGCAAAACAAAACAGTTCCATCAAGCACCGGCGGTGTTATCACTTACACCAAGACCGGACTGATCCACACCGCAGGCAAGGCCTACTCCGGCAAGATTGCCGCTCAAGAAGCTAAACAAACCAAAGGAAAATGAAAATGAACAAGTATCAGAAACAAGCCCTCGTAGACATGGGCAAGGTCGTAATCGCAGTCGTGGCACTCATCGCCCTAGTCAACACCATCATCTTCCTGGGCATGTCAGCAGGTGATATTGTCGGTGCTGTGAGCCTTGTGCTCATGGGCTATGCTATCTATCAACTGTTCCTTATCCGTGTAGGACAATTGGAAAGCCAAGACCGTTTGGACGAGATGGAACGCAAATACAAATAACCCTACTGGTTGACAGGTTATTGAAAAGGCGTTATAATACATACACACTAACACAAAGGAGCTGACATGTTTGCAATCGCAGAAAAAGAGACTTTTAACGCAGAAGCTGTTCAAGACGCCCTCAACGAAGCTGGTATGGCTGCTCGTACTGCCGCTAAGGCATTCTACGACAAGCATGGCGATCGTGACGCTTGTGGCTTTGCGTGGGTCAACATCTACGGTGTCCGTTCAAACAGCCGTTTGGGCAAGACACTTCAGAGCTATGGCTTCCGCAAGGACTACACCGGTAGTCTCCAACTGTGGAACCCATCCAAAGCAGGCTCACAGAGCATCTCAATCCTGGAAGCAGGTGCAGAAGCCTACGCTCAAGTCTTGCGTGACAAGCTGGGCTTGGACAAGGTCTACGCAGGATCGCGTTTGGACTAATAAGACTGTAGGGCACTTGACAAAAGTGCCTTATGGTGTTATAATACAATTTTAACGCAACAAAGGAAACAAAATGGCTACAGCAAAAAGACAAGCTCCCAGCAAAGGTTCTACTGTTTTGGAGTTCGACACTGATGCTATCAAGCGTCGTGAAAAGGAAGTGGCTCGTGAGACTGATGCTGAGATCTACGAGCGCCTTGCAGAACGATTTGAGATTCTGGACGAGATGACCAAGGCTGTTAAGAGTGGCGATGTGCGAGCGATGATCGTATCGGGACCACCCGGTGTTGGTAAATCCTTTGGTGTAGAGAAAGTCCTGCAAAAGGCTGACTTGTTTAACACCTTGGCAGAGAAGAAGCCCAAGTTCGAAGTTGTCAAGGGTGCCATGTCCAGCATTGGACTCTATGCTAAGTTGTACGAGTTTGCCGAGAAAGGCAATGTGGTTGTGTTTGATGACTGCGACAGTATCCTTATGGAAGACTTGAGCTTGAACATCCTCAAGGGTGCTTTGGATAGCAGTGAGCGCCGTTTCATTAGCTGGAACACAGACAGCCGCATCTTGCGTAGTGAAGGTATCCCAGATCGTTTCGAGTTCAAGGGTGCCGCTATCTTCATTACCAACATCAAGTTCGAGCATGTCAAGTCTAAGCGTCTGCGTGATCACTTGGATGCATTGGAAAGCCGTTGCCACTACATTGACTTGGCTATTGATACTAACCGTGAGAAGATCTTGCGTATCAAGCAGGTAGTCAACGACAACGACATGTTGGCTCGCTACGACTTTGAGCAGTGCATCAAGGACGAGATCGTTGAGTTTGTGGAAGCTAACCAAGAGCGCCTCCGTGAGCTGAGCCTGCGTATGGTACTCAAGCTAGCAGACCTGCGTAAGAGCTTCCCAGCAAGTTGGAAGGCAATGGCCAAGACCACTTGCATGAAGCGAGTCTAATGCAACGGCTAGCCATATACGCTACCCTAGGGCTACTACTGAGTGCCCTAGGGCACAATTGGGACAGCTGGCAGTTCTGGTGTGTGCTGGCGCTGTTCATATGCAGTGATCACCTAGCCCGTAGAGAAGGATACGAACTGGGCATGGTGTTCGTGGCCACATTACCCGATGCACAACTAAGCAAGATACGAGCAGAAGTAGACAAGATACTAAAGGACAAGCAATGATTGATACATGTACATACATAGGCAGCACAGACGACAGTGTGTACGCACGCCTACAGCCTACATGCTGCCAGCCTACAGTAGCAGGGCGCTCGTACTGTGCAGAGCACTTGTTCGTAGTCTACAAAGAGGGCAGTGCCAAGCCTCGTCGCAAGAAGGATGAACGAACTGCTGCCGCTGTGTGGGACTTGGAGTCAGAGTTCAATGCCGCTGTGCAAGAACTGGCTGAAGAAGGCTACAACTTCGATGAACCAATCTGGGAGGTGGAGGAGGAGGCCTGAGGTGGTGGGGGTGGGGAGGTAGTCCCCACAGCACTGTTGCGCTACAGCAACAGCGCATGCCAAATCTTCTCCCATTATTCCCCAAAATCCCCACCCCAGTTAGATGTAATCACCAGGGGTACAGATCTCACTCTCTATCGTTATTTGCGCGGCAATTTTTTGCCCGCACTATAGAAATTCTGGTAAAACCTTTCCGTCCACAGTAAATATCACTATGGAAACCATAGTATTAGATATCAGCACCAACAAGTGGGCAGAAGCACAGATGTATCTGTCACACAACTATGCCAGCAAGGGCATAGACTATACATTCTCCCATAACGGACCGTGGACACAAGTACAGTTCATGGACACATTGTTAGGCGGCCGCTTCCTACAATACTTTCACCCATTTATAAAATCGGGTCATTGAAAATTTTTTTACAAATTTTTTACTGTGTGCTATAGACCGGGGCACAGTTATATATACAGTAGCGTCACAGTGAGTATACAGTGATCCACAGTGCGCCAGGGTTCAGGAGTCATTATCTAGGGTTTTAATGCCAATCCAAAAAACCTTTTTTACCGCTTTGGCGCTTCGCGCTGGGGGCAGGGCTCTAAGCGGAGGCGCCCAGTTTGCTCAAACGGTTCACAGTCATAGCCGATAAATAATCCATCAACGGGATGTTATTAAATGGCTGATTCAGGAGTCTTTCCAAAAACGGGTGGTAGTACAGATCTTATCTATAAAGGTGACTACAACACTCTTCAAACGGCTGTGGCCGCAGTTAAAACTACCTATTACGGTGTGGCCTGTACTAGCAGTCAGCTAGGGAGTGGATTGCTTACTCCGTCTATTGCAGAATGGAACAATCTCAAATCGGATATTGATAACTGTTATACACACATTACTGGTTCTGACAGTGCTGTAACTACTAAATTCAACGGTACTTTAGTTTCTGCTGTGGGCACAAATGCCTATAAGACTGCCGCAGATTATATCAATACCAACAAGGCCACAGTGTTTGCCAGCAGTCAATTGACCTTGGTCAGTGCAGCGGGCAGCTCTCGTACCAGCGGGTGGAACACTGCTATTGTACATCAAGTTAGGGTTACATTTGCCAGCAGTTCAGATGCTACTTATTTCTTCAATTGTGGGGGATATTTCCGCATACAGACTGCGGCTTCAGGTGGCAGTGGCGGAACAAAGAATACCAATTGGGCTTCTGCTATTAACAGTGTGGGCAACTGGGTTTATACCAGTGCTAATTATGGTGCTAATAAGAGCAATAGTTATGCAGTCAGTGCCTATTCTTCCAGTAGTCTTACCGTAAGCTGTACCTACGAATCAGCAACTTCTTTATTGTTTATGATGTATTTCGTTGATGATACAGGCGGAAATCCCGATGAAGTCATTGATCTCAGCATCAGCACTGATCTCAGCTACTACAAGAGTACGGGTGGTATTACCAGTCCGTTTCCAAATGCTGTGACCAATCTAGCAACACTCGACGGCAGTGGTGGTATTGCTACACCTAGCTACTCTGTGGCGGGTGCAGGATCCACTGTTAACGAAGGTAGTAGCCTAACATTCAATGTTACCACAAGTAATGTGTCTAACGGAACTACTCTATACTGGACGGTTACCAACGCAGGGGATTTCGGTACTTCAAGTGGATCGTTCACCATTAACAGCAATGCTGGATCATTCTCAGTTACACCAACTGCTGATTCAACTACAGAAGGCAGCGAAACATTCAGTGTCAACATTAGAACGGGCAGTACCAGCGGAACTGTCGTGGCCAGCAGCAGTAATATTACCATTAGCGATACCAGCACAACTCCCGTGGTTGCAACCTACGGATTTGGAACTATACCCACAAGTATCAATGAGGGCAGTACAGGCGCATTCAATGTCATCACAACCAATGTTGCCAACGGAACTACCCTGTATTGGACTGCGGAAAGCAATGCAGGCGACTTTGGTACTTCAAGTGGATCGTTTACCATTACTGGCAACGCAGGCATCTTTTACCTTACACCAACTGCTGATGCTACCACAGAGGGCAGTGAAACATTCACTGTGGCCATCAGGACAGGCAGCACGGGCGGTACCATTGTGGCCACAAGCAATTCAGTTACCATTAACGATACCAGCTTGACTCCAACCTACTCGTTGTATCTACCCTACACTTCAGTTAACGAAGGCAACAGTATTCCAGTTGTAGCCCAAACAACCAATGTGGCCAACGGTACAGTATTGTACTGGACCATCAGCAACGGTACTACCAGCAATGCAGACTTCAGTGCTACCAGCGGTTCAGTGACAATCAACAGTGGCAGTGGTCAAATTGACATTACAGCAGTCGCGGACAGCACCACAGAAGGCAGTCAGACATTTACAGTACAACTTAGAACTGGCAGCACCAGCGGCAGTGTTGTGGCTACCAGCGGCACAATTACCATTAACGATACCAGTGTATCAGCCACGGCCGCAATAACAACCGATTTGATAGAGTCTAATTACATTGGCGGCTTGGGTGATACAACATTCCAGGCATGGACACAGCTTGCATTCTTAACAACTGGAACCTCTCGTGCAACCATAGGTGACAATGGCGCACCTGAAACTAGATCTATTCTTTCAGGTGAATGGCTAACTACTAGCCCCACAGCAGTAAGCACTACCACTGCTGGCTTGTTTGACATTGAATTAACTCCGTCGGCAGCAACCTTGACCATTGACGGCGATAAAACAACCTCGGGGCCCATTGGCACAACTAGAAGAACTTACAGTACAGGTACTAGTTGGAATACCAGAATACAGCTGGGCAACGATGAGATATTCAGATATTTGCTAGTTGAATTGAACGATGGTTCACCGGGTGGTACTGTTAATCACAATGCAACCGCATATTTTACAGCCACAATTTATCTACACGGAACCAATACTGTTCAAACCAGCACTGCCATAACAATGGTTTCCAGCGCAGGCTCAATTGGGGTATAATCTAAACTATGAACATTGACATAGTTCGTCAAGATATTGAACAGTGGATAATGTCTTTCCTTGCGGTCAACAGTGCCGAGTTTGGGAACATGCCTCCATGCCCGTTTGCTCGCAGTGCTTGGCTCAACGGGCAAGTTTCAGTACGATTGGGCACCGCACCCTTTGATGATTTGGCCAATCTAACCTGGGATGATTCATTGAGTGTAGTTGTCCTGGCCTATGAAGCTGATTACATGCATCACGAAGATTTTGCCCAAATGGTCAGCAGTGCCAATGAGGCGTTGATTCTTAAGGATTTATGGGCACTAGAAGACCACCCAAAAGCTCAAGAAACGGTGGGCAGTGTGACCTTGAATCAAGGAACCTATTCCTTGATATTTGTACAAAAACGAAGTGCATTGACGCTGGCTCGTGCCAGTCTAAACAAGACCGACTACTACAAAAACTGGGACTCTGAATACTATCAAGCAGTAATAGGCACAATATGACATATCAGTATGCTCGTATAGATCTAGACCGTACACACTACGGAGCAAGTGTTAATTGGCGCTACGAACGAAGTCCCGATATCGATCAGTTGAATCTAATATACAATCAATACTGTACCTATAAAAAGTTTCAGTCTGTCATGCCCATATTTGATTCACAGTACACTGATCCCAAGACAGATGTAATTGGCTACTATGATCAAGGAAAAATGGTAGCATTCAGTCTCATGCATCGCTTCGATCATAAGAACGCTCTTTGTGCTCAGTTTGCTTGGACTTATCATAATCCTGAATTGAGATTGGGCATTGAAAGTCTTAAAACAGAATGTGCCATCTACAAGGCACGAGGATTTGAGTATCTCTACTTGGATCAAGCTGACGCATACAAGCAAGCTCTAGATGGGTTTGAGCTACTGGGACCTGCAATTAAATACTAGCTTTAAAAGGAACCAGTATGCCTCAAGTACAAGCATACAACGGTTGGGATCAATTAGAAGAAGTATGGCTGGGCGATGTATGGCCCAAGAGTTTTTACGATGACCTAGAACCCACTGTTAGAGACAGTTTTTATCAAATAACCGACATGACTCGGGAAGATTTAGACAATATTCAACGAGTATTAGAAGGGCTAGGCGTCAAGGTATGTAGACCTGTAATAGATGAATCTCGCAAAGATCTGTATATAAATCCGCAAACTGGCAAACTATACAAGCCCCCTATTGCTGTTAGAGATTTAAATTGTGTGATCGGTAACACTCTTTACTTTGGCGAAACAGCATTGGAAAGATGCTGGCGCCCGCACTTGGATCGATATGATCAAGATCCGTCAGTGTCTATTGTTAAGAATTTACCTGTAAGCGGTGCCAATGTAGTTCGATTGGGCAGAGATATAATCTTTGATCGATTCTTAGAACCAGGATATCATTTTGGTGGTATGACTGATCAAGCAGACAGAAATCGATTACTGGTAAAAGATTTTTCTGTATTTAAAAATCAAATTATCAAACAATTTGGATCAGACCATCGAGTACATTATACTGCTAATGGTGGTCACAGTGACGGTTGTTTTATGCCTATCAAGCCCGGTGTTGTTTTGACAACTCGTTACTTTGAGGATCACGATACTTTCTTTCCTGGATGGACCAAAGTAAGATTAGATGATCCTACTTACCACGAACACAATACCTGGCCCACTGGAAGACCACCTAGATGGTTTTTACCAGGAATTAACGGGCCTGTGTTCAATGAATATGTAGAACAGTATTGTCCAGAATGGATAGGCAATTATCAGGAAACCTTTTTTGAAGTAAATGTTCTAGTGGTTAATCCTACAACTGTACTTTGTATAGGCACACACGAAAGTTTGTTTAACAGCCTAAAAGAAATGGGCATTAATTGTATAGTGGCTCCGTTTAGAACTAGAACATTTTGGGATGGCGGAATACACTGTAACACTCTAGACATTCGACGAAACGGCACCAAAGAAGATTTGTTTCCTAGAAGGGGCGATAACGGTCTTGGCATTGTTCTAACAGAACTAGCTGACAATTTTAATAAGGTGTATGCCGGACAATTACCAATCAGTACTGCTGCTAAGACAAAAGTGTTTAACTTCAATGATGAAAATTGGAGAGAGCATAAAACTCCTGAAAATAACAAAGTTAATAACAGTATGAACATATATCACATATGGTGTGATAAAGCTGAAGGAATTACAGATGCCGCCTGGGTAGAAAAAATGAATCAGTTTTTTAACAAGCTGGTAAACGATAAGAAAATGGTCTCTTATCGTATTACAAGATGCAAGTTAGGATTCCGCAGTATAGCCGATTTACCAGAGTGGCATATCATGTGCGAGTTCCTTAGCTTACAACAGTTAGATGATTGTTTCGGGACTGTGGCGTTGAAGCAAGGTCAGTTAGAAGAACAACATCAGGGCTTCAATCAGTTTGTAGGACCAAACATACACCACGCTCTGTATAGAGACTGGCCTGATAAGTGACCTAGTAAATATCTCATGGAAACTAAAACAAGAACTATAGTTAGAATGTTAACCTATCGGTTAACTGCGTGGTCGTTTACTATTCTGTGGACTTACATGTTCACGGGCAATATTGCCAATGCTACAGGATTTGCCACAGCTTTGCATATCTTATTAAGTATAGATTATTACATCCACGAACGAATTTGGTTAAAGATCAAATGGGGTAAAACTCAATAACCATGATAGATATTGAATCTTATAAAATATTAGGTAATCTACCTAAACATATTAAATGGGAATGGTCGGAAACAATTGTTAAAATTTTCTTTAATGTGTTTTCTAAAAATATCCCTTACGGCGATGCTATTGACCTTGGTGCAAATTATGGCATACATTCGTGGAATCTAGGAAATATTGTTAAAAAGACAGGCAATACTCTAGTTGCTGTGGAGCCTGATCCAAGATGTTATGAATTTTTAAATGATGTGCTCGACACAGGTAATTTTAAAAGTATATTAATTAAGAATCCAATATCCTATGCAGGAAATATATCAAAATTTCGATTGCATCCGCAAGTACAGCTTAGTAAACTAATCGAAGATAAACTAGAGCATAAAGAAAGTGACATAGAAGTACAAACTTTATCTCTTGATACTATTGCCGCACCTTACATACCGAAATATATTAAAATTGATGTTGAAGGGCAAGACATTAACGCAGTTAAAGGCGGTCAAAATACTATCATAACTCATAGACCAATCATTTCAACTGAATGGAGCACATCTTATTCTACAGGTGATCAAATTTGGTATTACCATTTTTTTAAGAATTTAAATTATAAAATGATAGACTTTTTAGGGAATGAATATGATGCAGAGCATTGGATGAGCGACTGGCATCCTTATTGGAATAGATTTTTAGTACCTGCAGAACACTGTAGGCTTTTTGAATTTAAGAAACAACTTGACTATATGTTCCAGCATCATGGAATGGAAAATATACTTAAATAAATATGTGATTAGGAGATATTATGGCTGTTACTGTACCTACGGGTTATACACTTACTTGGATTATCAGAAATGCGGAATTAATTCGTAGCATCACCGTCGGTGGTGTGGAATTTACGGATGTAGTTTGCAACCTCACTTATAGATTGCGAGCTATGAATCAATATGGGCGCGGTATTGCTATAGACAGTCAAGTTGAAATACCTATTGATGCAGTTGATCCAGAAACATTCATCGAATTTACATCGATGACTCAAGAACAGGCAGCTACATGGTTAAAAACACAGCTAGGCGAAACTATTGTTGAACAGCTAGAAACTCGTGCTCTTGCACAGTTACAAAATCCAGATCATGTTTATCTACCGGAAAAAGGCATGCCTTGGTATCATCAAGATCCCTACGATAGCATGCCCCGTCAATATCCGTAAACCCCTAACCGGGTAAACTCGCTAAATAAAGCAATAAAGTGAGTTTACTGGAATGACTGTCAATACGAATACACTTACCGCCTACATTAACAACATTGATGCAGCCTTTCCCAGAAAGGGACAGGACAACCCTAGTTCGGGATTTAGGGATAACTTTACTGCGATTAAAAACTCGCTAGTTACTAGCGGAGAAATACTAGTAAATTTAGAAGCAAATAAGATTAACAAAGGTACAACAAGTACCAGTCGTGAATCAAATGCTAACGATTACAGTAATAATTTAATTGGCGCTGAGATTAAAAATGTACAATTAAGCGATTGGACTCAACGAACTAAAGTACACGGTATTATCAGCGGTACTCAATATCTTAAGTGGTCAGACGGACCTATACATACATTACAGCCCTGGAATACAGGTACAGTAACAGTTAGAATTGGTGGCACAACTAGCACTGATTTTATGCCGGCAGATCAATATGCTGCTATGCGTGTTTATATTACTGTGGCTAATACTGCTAGTTCGGTTACCTGGGGTGATTTTGCAGACATTACAAATGCCAGCAGATTAGTTAAATTTGCTAACGGTGTAATGAAATTTGATGCTACAGGAACATACGGAGTTGAAGTAGTTAGTCTAACAGGCGACAAATTTGAATTATTTGATCTAGGAGTAAGACAAGTAACTTCTTCTACTGGTGTAACATTACACCCGGTAGCTTCTTCTGGCGATTATAATGCGTTATCAAATAGGCCTGGTTTAGCTACAACTGCAACTACTGGACTTGTTCAAATTGGCTACGGTCTAACAGCTACTAACGGCATTGCTAGTATTGACACTGCTACTATTGCACAAATTTCTAACATTGTCACTGCTACCTACAGCACCGCTGGTGTTGTTAAAATTGGCAGAGGATTGTTTATTTCCTCTACAGGATCTTTAGCAGTTAATGATGCAACTCTTGCTCCTGCTACTACAAATACATTAGGTAGAATTATTGTAGGCAGTGGCCTAGCTATTACTACTGGCGGAACTTTATCTATAGTCGGCGGAGTAGTTGGTGCTACTGGTTTAACTGGAGCAACAGGTCCTGCAGGGGCAACAGGAGTAACTGGTGCTACTGGAGAAGGTGCCACTGGAGTAACTGGTGCCACTGGACCACAGGGTGCAACTGGCGCAGGTAGTACAGGTGCTACTGGACCAACTGGTGCCAGTGGAGTACAAGGTGTTAGAGGATTCCAAGGAGCGTCAGGACCTAAAGGTGATACTGGTGCTACTGGTGCAAGCGGCCTAGAAGGATTGCCAGGTCCAACGGGTGCTACTGGTGACAAAGGTGACAAAGGAGCTACTGGATCAGGAGCAACAGGATCAACAGGAGCAACTGGTATTCAAGGTGCTACTGGTTTACAAGGAGCAACCGGACCCCAAGGTATTGCTGGTGTATTTGCAGGTCAAGGCGGAACAGGTGCTACTGGTCTTATAGGAACTACAGGTGCAACAGGCTTACAAGGAGCCACAGGTGCAGGAGCCACAGGTGCTACAGGAAATATTGGTGCAACAGGTGCTGTAGGATCTACAGGATTAACAGGCTCTACTGGTAGTGGAGCAACAGGTGCTGATGGAGCCACTGGCGCTACTGGAGCAACAGGACCAGAAGGAGCAACAGGACCAGAAGGAGCAACCGGCGCTGATGGAGCAACAGGTGCTACTGGAGCACAGGGTGCTACAGGTGAAACTGGTGTTCGAGGTTTTCAAGGTTATAATGGATCAACTGGTGCCACTGGTTTAGACGGAGCAACAGGTCCCGACGGGTCAACTGGTGCTACTGGAAATGTTGGCGCAACTGGCGCTCAAGGTGAAATTGGTGCTACAGGTGCAACCGGCGCTACTGGACCACAGGGTGCTACAGGTAGCGGGGCAACAGGTGCCGATGGTGCAACTGGCGCAACCGGCGCAACTGGACCACAAGGTGCAACCGGCGCAGGCGCTACAGGTGCAACCGGAGAAGGTGCTACAGGTGCAACTGGACCACAGGGTGCAACTGGTAGTGGGTCAACTGGTGCAACAGGTATAGGTAGTACTGGTGCTACTGGACCACAAGGACAAGTTGGTACTACTGGTGCAACTGGTCCACAAGGACAAGTTGGATCAACGGGTGCGCTTGGTGCAACTGGACCTGAAGGAGCTACAGGTGCAACTGGTGCAGGAAGTACAGGTGCTACAGGACCACAAGGTAATCAAGGTAATCCTGGTGCAACTGGTGCTACTGGATCAGGTTCAACTGGTGCCACTGGCGCAATTGGATCAACGGGTGCCACTGGCGCAACTGGTAATATTGGATCAACGGGTGCAACTGGCCCGGTAGGTGCTACTGGAGTAAGCAATGTACCAGGTGCAACTGGTCCTAGTGGTGCAACGGGTGCAACAGGATTTAGTATTCCTGGAAGTACAGGGGCAACTGGTGCCACAGGTGCCACTGGCGGTCCTGGAAGTACAGGAGCAACTGGGCAATCAGGTAATGTAGGCGCAAGTGGTGCAACTGGTGCTACAGGAAGCCCTGGAGAACCTGGTGCAACTGGTGCTGGATCTACTGGTGCTACAGGCGCAATCGGAGCAACTGGTGCCACAGGTGCCACTGGCCCAGCTGGTGCTACTGGTCCGTTTGGTCCGGCTGGAACTATAACAATTAATACTGTTACTGCAATTAGCTGGACTGGTACTGCTAGTGTTGTTAACATTGGATCTACTGGAAGTGCTATATTAAACTTCTTTATTCCATCAGGTGCACCAGGTGCTACTGGATCAGCAGGTCCTACAGGAGATACAGGTGCTAGTGGTGCAACAGGTGCATTTGGATCAACAGGTGCAACTGGGCCACAAGGTAATCCAGGTGCTACAGGCGCTGCCGGACTAGACGGTCTAGCTGCTGCCCAAGGTGCAACTGGTGCTACAGGACCATTAGGAGCTACTGGATTCCCAGGAACAACTGGTGCTACTGGACTTCAAGGCGATACAGGCGATACAGGCGCTACCGGCGCAATTGGATCAACTGGTGCTACAGGTGCAGGTGCTACTGGAGCCACTGGTCTAAAAGGTCTAGGCGGATTAGAATATCTAGTCAATAGCACCGTTTCCGGACCTACCGGTAACTTTGCAGACGGAACATTGAGATTTAACTCAGTAAGCACTAGTTCATTAAACACAATGTACATAATTGCCTCTGATGTTAATAATATTAACCAAGGCCCGTATATTACTTCTTGGGATGATAGATCTCCTACTTACGGTACAATCACAGTCACTGGACAAACAACTGGTACAACCTTGTTGTTAAACATGGCTGACGCTATTACAGTTACTACCGGTGCAAGAACTGAGTACTCAATACCAGTAACATGGATTTCTGGTACAATACCTAGTACTGCAACTCAAGTTGCGATTACATTTACTAGAGATGGTCAATACGGTGCTACTGGTGCATCAGGTGCTACTGGACTTGGTTTTAGAATGGATAGTGTGACCACAGTGTCATTAACAACTGGTACTAAGACATTTACCGTTAACCAACTTGGTGCTTATGCCGCAAATATGCGTGTCAGAGCAAGTGTTAACAACGGAGTAAATCCTGACTTCATGGAAGGTCGTGTTACTACAGTTAACACCACAACTCCGTCACTTACAATGAGTGTTGATTTTACTACTGGTACTACCGGTGCTAGCTACAGTAATTGGGCATTTAGTCCTACTGGAGAAATTGGTGCCACCGGATTCCAAGGTATTCAAGGTAATGCAGGCGCAACAGGTCTTGGATACTTGATTAACAGTACTTCAGCAGTAGCAATGGCAACAACTGGTACTAAAACATTTGTGGTTGATCAGTTAGGTGCTTACATCCCTAATATGCGTGTCAGAGCAGGTGTTAACAACGGAGTAAATTCCGACTTCATGGAAGGTCGTGTTACTACAGTTAACACCACAACTCCGTCACTTACAATGAGTGTTGATACCGCTACAGGCTCGATCGGAGTTACTTACAGTGTTTGGTCTTTTAGCGCAGCAGGAGAAATAGGTGCACCTGGACTTATGGGAGCAACTGGTGCAGTAGGAGCAACTGGAGTAGGTTATGATGGTGTAACTTCTAATAGTACAGTTTACCTTGATGTTACTCAAGACGCTAGGTTTACAGTTAACCAACAGGGTGCATTCAAGAATGGATCGCAAGTAAGGGCAGTTGCACTTGATTCACTCAGTACAGGGTCGTTCATTGAGGGATATTTGATTCCGACCGGAACTAACTGGACAATTATTCCTAATAATGTATTCCCTGCAAATAGTCCTACCCTAAATTACAGTAATTGGCATTTTACTATTGGTGGAACATTTACTACCTCAACAGTATTTCCTATTAGAAGTTTTAGCACATCAATGTCTACAAGTACATCAACTGGTGCTATCCAATTAACTGGCGGTATTGGTATGGGTGGTAGTTTGTTTGTCGGACAATGGGTTGTTCCTCAGAATGTTAGTTCTGCAACCATTAAAAACTATATTGGTACTCCAACAGGTGCCACGGTATTCTTAACAGGTGCCGGATATAACAAACCTGCATATTGGGATGGTACTAAATGGTACACTATGAACGGTAACGCTCTATATTAACGCCTAGGTTGCATTGTGTACCGTAAATATGTTAAACTATTTTACGGTACACAAATATGGCAACAATCACAAAAGAAAAATATCAAGAACACGAGTTAATTCCAAACATTGAATATTGTTTAGAACAAGCTCTTTTAGACAATTCTGAAATTCCAGAATACAGTCTACAGATTCCTGGAATGAGCGGAATCAAGTATAGACACTTTATTAATAATCTACTTCGCAGTTTAGAAAATCCAAAGTACTTAGAAATTGGTACATGGAAAGGATCTACTCTATGTGCTGCCATTGGCGGAATCGAAGGCGTAACAGCCTTAGCAGTTGATAACTACGGTTATGGTGGCGCAACAGAAGATGAAGTAAATGATAATGTTAATCAAGTAAAAAGCAACTCATCAAACATTACAATCTTAAATCAAGACTTTGTAGATTTTGATTTTGCAGCTCACGGTAAATTCGATGTATATCTTTATGACGGAGGTCATACACAAGAAGAACATTATGATGCTATTGTTAGAGCAGTCCCTGCATTAGAAGATATTTCCATTATTATTATTGATGATTGGAATAATCACGATAACACTGTGTCGCATATTAAAACAGGAACTTACGACGGTTTTAAAGATGCAGGCTTAGAAATTCTTTATAAGTTTGAAGTTGAGACCGGAGTTAACCCTCCATTCCCAAGCGAGTGGCACAACGGCTACGGCGTATTTTTAGTTAAGAAATCATAATGACAACTTTTTCACATTCAGGCACCTATGGTGATCTAATTTACTCATTGAGTATTACAAAACATCTCGGAGGTGGGGATTTTTATCTTCGTCTAAACAACATGGACGAAATGGCTCGACGCACTTTTGGTCCACAAGCAACAGCTGGAGATCATGCTGGCGAGATGACAGAAGCTCAATTCCACGGACTAACAGAATTTATGAAAAGCCAACCGTACATTAACAGTTGGAACATTTATAATGGTGAACACATTGACTATGCGCTAGAAGATAGCGGCAAAGAAATTGTTAAGCAACAAGGAAATTATACATTTGCTTATGCTCGGTCTGTCGGAGTCGATCCGGCTCAGTACTACAAGGAATTTATGTTAGAACCTTGGCTAACTGTAAAGAATCCTATTAAGGTACCCGGAAAACCTATTGTAGTTAATCGAGTCAATAGACACTTGTACGGGTGCGATCCTACTGCTAAGAACTGGCAAAATTTCTTTAATCGTGGGCTTGCAGAGTACGGAGTGTATGTAGGTAAACCTGAAGAACACGCATGGTTTGAAGACTTCTTTAAAGTTAAGATTCAACATTACAGAACATATGACATTTTAGAATGTGCTCGTGTTATTGCAGGTGCTGAACAATTTGTCGGAAGTCAAAGTATGTGTCTAAGTCTAGCAATTGGTCTAGGTAAAACATATTTTTGTGAGTGCCGAAAAGACTTGCCCTTACAAAACAATGAATGTTATTTTGTGAGGCCAAATGGACACTACATGTAAATCTTTTAGCCATAGCGGTACGCTTGGCGATGTATTAACTAGTCTGTGTATTGTAAAGATCCTCGGTGGCGGGGATTTTTACTTGAAGCTAAACAATATGGACAAAATGATTCAAGAAAAGTTAGGCTGGCCTAATGCTGGTGTTCATAGCGGTCGTATGACTCAGAAAGACTTTGATATGTTAGAGCCTCTAATGAAAAGTCAAAGTTTCATCAAGAGCTTCCAAGTATGGAACGGCGAACAAGTTACAAACGAGTTTGAAGAAGTATGTAGACATCACCAAGCAAGCGGTTGGTGGCCTAGGAATTTTAGTAATCAATATGCATCTAGTCAAGACATAAATCCAGAAGAAAATTTTGAACAGCTACAGCAACAACCTTGGTTAGAGTGCAAAGATCCTATTAAGATTCCAGGTAGGCCAGTTGTTATTAGTCGTAATGAAAAATATCTAGACGGTGCTCCAGTGTATAATCCAATCTGGAAAGAGTGGATTGATTACGGATTAGCTGATAGATGTGTATTTGTTGGACATCCTAGCGAACACGCATGGTTTGAAGATCTATACAAATGTGAAGTTGATTATTATCCCACTGAAGATATGTTACACCTAAGTCGAGTGTTAGCAGGATGTGAATTGTTTATAGGCAATCAAAGCATGCCGGGAACAATGGCTTCGATTGCCTTAGGTAAGACAAGTAGGATTGAGTTAAGGAAGAATGAAACCCAAACTAATAATGAGTTCTTCTATCCTTATCGTCTTAATGTTAGCTATTTTTAAGTGACTCTAAAATAGCAATTACTTCGTCGAGAGCAGGTTGAGGATTTTTATATACAACACGAATAGAATGACCGCCTGCGTCTTTCCATTGCTGACAATTATCTAATCTATCGTCTACTAATATATCGCCTGCTGTACAGTGACTTTGTTTATCAGTGCTATATGGTCCAAACATTACAGGAATATCTGGATATCTATTTTGCACCCATAGCATCTTGTCATAGAATGCCCATGGAAAGTCATTTCCCTTAGGAATCGCAGTTAAAAACTTTAGTTGCCATCCATGATTATCTCTAAATTTTCTTGCATTGCCTACTAGTGAATCTGCCCAAGGTGTTTTCGGTAAGTCTTTAAACCAGCGTTTATTTTCTCGAATTTTAACCCAGTCGTCAAATGCCCAACGATGTGAATCTGGATCCTTCTCGAAACCAATAAACTCTTTTGCGGCCTGGTCGAAGTCTGCGACTACGCCATCCATATCTAAATAAAATGTTTTCATAATGATATTATACATTCTTTTTTGAAAAAGAAAAAGTGGGACTATGCCCACTTTTCTCTGTACTTTGCTAATGCAAGCTGCCTTGCAAGAAACAATCTCCAACGAATATGTTCTGGTAATTCTTCATCGTCATTGACAATTTTGATATCCCGAACTAATTCTGGACGGCGATAAGCAACATGCAGATCTAATTCACCTGCAATATCGTCATCGCTGTCATCGAGATCACTTCTTAGCTGGAGTTGGCTCAGCAGCCTTTTTGTCGTCCTTTTTAGCAGGAGCGGCTTTTGCGTCACTGCTTTTAGTGTCGGCTTTTGCAGCCGGTGCGCTGGGTGCAGGAGTACTAGCGGCAGGTGCTGGTGCTGTAACAGCAGGTTTGGCATCGGCCTTCTTTTCTTCTTTCTTAGCAGGTTCTGCGGCGAAAGCTGTAGCGGCAAACATAGTTGCGATTAAAGTTGCAATCAATTTCATGATAAAGTTTCCTTTTGGTTAATGTAAGAAGAATTATTCCCCTACATATATATAACGCGATAGCCCGGAAACTAGTTGACTTAGATACTTAATTTTTTATCAAAAAGATCGCCAATTGTGTCCATTAAATCTCCGAGCTTGCCGGAGTTTCTAAGACTCTTATATGTCAAATTTTGAATACTAAATTCCCCACCGGATGCTAGTCCTACTTTACGATAGTCGGCTAACATTTCTCTTACTTTTCTACAAACTTCTAAGTTACGGCTTTTAATAGCGTGATTGATAACTTCATCCCACTTTTTAACTTCTGCTTGTACAGCACTTTTATTATAACCAGTATTATCGGATTTTGGAGGCTTTGTCCATTTTCTACTTAGGATAGAGTATGCAGAACTAACAGCGGGTTCTGCTAAATCTTCTACATAGAGTTCAACTGGTATTCCGTGTACTTTAATGTCTCGCTGTTCTTTCCAATACTTTCTTTTAGTATCGAACAATTCGCTTACAGTCATTTCACATTCGACTTCACTGTAATCTACAATTAGATGTAGATCTAAATCAGAATATGGAGAATAGTTATAGTTTGCCTGACTTCCAGAAATTATTAAGTCTTTAACATCAACAGGAACTTCTAAAAAATCGTAAAACTCCCTGGCAATATTCAATAATGCAACTGTAACATCAGGCCGTAGATCTTTGCCAGCCCACAGTTTAGGATTAAGATCTTGGTGTATTTCTACAGGAGGAACGAATTCAAAAATATTCATATCTATATTTATTTTAACAAGTGATCAGGTGTCTGAGTAAAATAGCATGTCATACTAATACGAATATCTTTGTTAGCAGTAAACACACAATGTGGCAACTCTGTGCGCCACACTACCGGTTGTTTAAGTTCAAATTGATCTATCTCTTCATACCTTGTATACATTAAATCCCAATATACAACCTTACCGCTTTTTCTAAGAATAGGTTTTCCTTTTGTAAATTCGTAAAGTTTAGTAACTGATCCTATACAATTAAGTATTGGCCATTGTATCCTAGCAGTAGGTGCTAGATAGTCTAAATGCACCGTTGAAGTATCCGTGTCTTTTAATATAATAAAGGCAAACTGAGTAGGGACTAGTTCCAGCGATGCAAAGTAATCTTTTAGTTCAGGAACATAAGTTAATACTTTATTAGCGTCAAATTCGTGATTCCAAAATTCACACTTCTCTAAAAAAGTAGTCTCGTTTTTAATATAAGAATATAACTTTTCTGTTATTAGTTCCCAATTATTACATTCTAAATACCTGAAATTTGTCATACCAAATATTTACTGGTAAATATCCCGTATGATAGGTTCTTTGAATTTAACAGGCCATATTTTAGCATCTCAGCCCAAGGGTCCTGACTCGTTATTTACGAGGGGTATTATAGTTGTAGCCAAGCACAATGACGAAGGTGCTTGGGGTCTCATGGTCAACAAACCGACCACAAGGATTTCTCTTAGCCAAGTAATGGCCTCTACTGGAATCGCATATTCTGGACAAGAATCAATATATGTCGGTGGCCCTGTTGACACGCATCGAGTGCATGTTATTCATTCTTTAGATTGGCAAAGTGCTGGGACAGTGCCAGTTACTTCTGAGATAGGAATTACCAGTGAAATGTCTGTAATGTTAGCAATTGCTGGCGGAGAAGGACCTAATTTGTTTAGGACTTGTCTAGGAGTTACTGGTTGGGCAGCCGGTCAACTAGACGGAGAGTATAAAGGATTACCTCCGTGGAAGCCGGAACAACGATGGCTCGATGCTCCGGCTACAATTGATGCTGTGTTTAATCTAAACAATGACGAACAATGGGAAAAGTGTATCGACATTGTAGCATCTAGTAAAGTATCAGCTTGGTTTTAATCCTTTTCTGAATTAATACTTTTTAATAAATCTCTAATTTTTGAAGTATTAACAGTTCCTCGAACTTTTCCAATTCCTGTTCCCTGCGATGGATCGTCATCTCTTCCAGCATTAGGTGCTGGATTAAACGGATCAAATCCTTCTTTGGGTTGCGCTCTTTCAACTGTACTTGTTTTTTTCAACCCATCTAATATCATTGCACCGGGCTTACTTGCTTGTGTTGGACCTTCTTCTTCATCTAAATCTTTAATACGAAGACTTTCAACATCAAATTCTAAGTCAACTTTTTGTCCAACGCCACTACTAGAACGAGTTTTCATAAACTGGATTTGATACCGTCCTCGTTCACGCATTGCTCTACTGGTAAAAATACCAATAACATTATCAGCAGTTTGAATCTTTGATAAACCGCCCGAGATATGGCTGTGATCGAATTCAATTTCTTCAACAGCACTACGATTTAACTGTGCGGCAGTTACTACAACAGCTTGAGTTTCCATAGCAAAGTTACGAAGCTCTTCTGAAACATATTTGTCTTTAACAAACAAGTCACTTGGGCTAACTTTAACAGAAAGCGGCATCATTAGGTCTAAGTAGTCCACTAAAATAACATCAGGTTTTTTGCCTGTTTTTACTTGATATTCTTTAAGATATGCTCTTAAATCATTACAATTCTTCCCGGACGGCATGTATTTTATCTGCATTCCGCCTGCTCTCTTGCCAGTGAGCTTAACCTTCATTTCAACATCATCTAAACTTTTAAAAATGTCTTTAGATGCCACACCTGTGATCATACTGTCCACACGCATACTAACCAATTCTTCACTAAGTTCGAATGTAAAATAAATTACATTCAAGCCTGCAAGCGCAAAGTTAACTCCTAAATTTGCCAAGAACAAACTCTTACCACCGCCTGATCCTGCACACCAAATATTCAACTCGCCTCGTTTGAATCCGCCATATAGCTTACGATCAATGCTAGGATATCCTGTACTAATCTGTCCGTTGTTATCTTTTAATTTTAATAATCGAGCTCTAGGATCTTCAAAGTAGTCTGTACCCATATCACGACTAAGACTAATCTGAATAGCATCTTTAATTAATTTTTCTACAGGTCCGTATTCTGCTTTTTCTAATAGATCTGCAGATTTAAGAATAGCCCGTTCTAATCCTTTATGCCTACTAAAGCTCTCAAACTCATTCATTAACCAATCGTAGTTTTCTTTAGGAACTTCAATTGCTGATTTAAAGTCTGTGTTACACGAAGAATTCACAATACTAAGTTCTGGCATGACCTTGTACTTGTCCACATACTCTGTGATAAACTTTGCAGATTCTTGTAAGCCCTTATCAAAGTTTTCTGGATCAAAAATATTTTGACAGCGGACAAATGTTTCTGCGTCTGCAAGAAACATCTCAAGGTAAAGTTTTTGTATTTCTTTATTATAGTTGGACATTCTCTAATTTCTTCTTTAATAGTTGTTGTTTAATTTCGCTCTTTTCTCGATAGTGAAGTATCGAGAACAATGTGTAGAATTTTCCGTATTTCTTTACAGCGTCTGCTACATCTTTAATGTCTTCACTCCAGTCAGGCAAGCTAACTGTCCACCCATGTTCTAACGCTACAGCAATCATTTTAGCACCTGGTTTGTCTCTATCCGGTACAACAATTACTTCTTTACCTAGCGCATTGATTCTAGCACATTGAGTTTCGTTCGGTTCGTTGTGCATTACTGCAACACCATCAATTGCAATGGCATCGAATTGACCTTCTACGACAATTACATATTGTTTATCACTAGTTTGTTTGTCTATGTTAAAAACATATCCAGGTTGTGTGTGCGTAAGGTACTTAGGTTTCCCGTCTACAATTTTTCGTCCAGTCCAGCCTACAATTCTACCATCTTGATAGAAAGGAATAATGACTCTATCTTTATACCCGTTTGCAGAACTCCAATGCCAATTATAATCTTCTAATGTCAGTTTTCGTTTATTAATTATATAGTCTATGACTGCTACGAATTCCTGATCTTCTAGACCGGCATTGATCCATTCTGCAACGGGTAAACAATCCTCAGGAAGTGGCCTATCCTCGAGTACAAAGCTAAGTTCTTTACTGGGCTTTGGTTGATCTTCTTTTTCTTTTAGGGCGTGGAGGCTAAGTTTTTGTATGTCTGTTTCTGGCATACCAAACCACTTGAACAATGATTTAGTATTATTTGAAAACAACTTACCAGGAGTCCAACCTGCTTTGAAATTACAATTAAAACAATGATATTGAAATCCCTCGCCGCTCATTAATATGCCGCCGCGAAGTCGTGTATCTTGTTTCTCTCCTTTGTGTACACAGCAGGGAGCATTGAAACTAATCCAGCCACTAGGTGTCTGTTTTCGTTTAGGTGGTAATACTGCTTGAACTGCTGCCTGTATGAGATTCATACAGTTATTTTAGCTTCTATATTGAACCTTGTCAATTTTTCCGAGCGGAAAATACTCCGTGCCAGGAGTGGGGTTACCGGGCATTGCTGGGCTATAATAATTAGAAACTCCGTCCGAATCCGGAATCCAAAGAACACGAACATCACTCCAGTTTCCTACAGCATTTTGGTAAACAATTTTTGTAGTAGGTGTAGAATAAGTTAGTTCTGCAAGAGTAGTATAATTAGCAAATGTCCCCGGGTTGTTTTCCAAAGTTGCTTGAATTTTAATAGTACCCTTAAACGCATTTAGATGCATAGCTATAGTTGTCAACTGATTAAGCTCAGGATACCCTCTTAAATTTCCTGTGTAGAAATTATATTTTAACTGATTTTGATTGTAGTATTTTTGCCAGCTAGTAATTTCTAATGTTGGCTTAGGAGTTGGAAATACATCGTGTGTTAATCGTAATTGACCATTAATTCCGTAGTACACATTACTATAAGTAGGGAGGTCTGCTCCGTCTGCATCTGTACTAGTAACGCTAAAATTATAGTAAGTGGATTCTAAATTTCTAGTGTCATTTTCAGTCAGTGTTAATAGTGCTAATCCTCTAGAACTAGTTGTTATACCGTCATCTGTAACTTCGACATTTTTTCGAACAATTAAAGTATTGTTAGTGCTGTCAAACATATTAAACACATAATTCTGCCCAAATACAATACTAGTACCGCTTGATATAGGTTTAAGAATAGGACTTAAGAAACTATCAGTGTCTGGATTGTATGCAGGATTTTGATTATAAACAGTCACTTGTGTTCCGTTTATTTCAGATACATAAGTGCCAGGTTGGAATGTGGGGTCATCAGCGTTGTCTGCAGAAATAGTAGGAAACATTCCCACTTTAATATTAGTTGTAGTTGTTAGATTAAGGACAAAAGTTCCTGTAGTAATAGGGCCAGCAGTTGGAGCAATACCCTTAATCCTTACAGGTTTCTGATCAGCATTCTTAAACTGAAGTTGAACTTTGTTTTTAAGTCCTTTTTGTATTTTTAATTCGCGCTGATACATAGTGTTATAGGCTCCCCTAATCCCTTCGTCCAAACTTAGTTGCAGTTCCAGAAGATTGGAATATAAATAGATTGGTAATTTCTGCATAGGTATATATTTATTGTAATGACAACTAAGGACGGCTTCGAAAAACAATTCCCTTTCATAACCTGTATTAAGACTACAGATAATGAATATATAGGAATCTTAATAAATCTAGATGACAATGTCACGAGTATCTACGATCTAAGTACAATCAAGACTGATACAGAGCGTCAACTTTTTCTAGAAATGGGAGAAACTTGGTGGTGGGAGAGCAATAGAAAAATACCTATTAATATTTTTTTAAAGCAAGAAATGGTAGCATTCAGAGGGTACATCAAAACTTTTAATAGTAAAGATGTAGAGGTAGTATTCGGACCAATAGTAAATCTAAGCGAGATCGCAGAAAAAAGAGTTAAACGAAAAAGTATTCAACTCGTTAGAACTGTTAAGAAAATCCGTAGCTAATTCTTTCGCAAATTAGATTAAGTTGTAATACAATTAAATGGGCATAACCAACAGCATGACTTTTCTTAAAATAATAGGCGTCTTCTGTTTTAATCCAGACTTCATTGTCGAGCGCCTTGAAACCTTTTTCCTTACATACTGGGATGAGGTGCTTTTTACCAGGCCTAATCAAAGCAAGGACAATGGCTAGTTCTTCAATACTAGCAGGCTTTAATTCTTTCATCAAATTGTGATAACCGTTAATATGGAATAGTTGATCACATACTTCTTTTTCGTACATTAAATCCCACAGCGGTTCTACACTAAGCAATTGATTAATATGTTCTTCGCTAGTCACTCCCGAATAGGCGCTAACATTTAAAAAGTCTATTTTAAAATAACCTCTTTCTTCTGCTTGTTCATACGGGATAGATGCCAAACCTGTTAACGGGTTAACTGGAATTTCGTGACAATACACTCCAGTATTGTGCTTCTTTCCGTCTGGCAAACTTGCAGGAATATGCTTAATAATTTTAAGCACTTCTGTCCTATCTCGGAAGTCAATATCGATATCAGGCAATTCCGGCCTCCTTACATATTTCTTTTACTAAAGCAGTGTCACCTGGATTATCTTTAAACTTCTTCAGCCAGAATGCAACATCAAATGCAGGTGTAATCAATTCTAATTGATCGTCGTTAAACTTATTCACCATTTCTTTTCCGCTCTTACAGTTAAGTACGATCCAGGGAGATACAAGACCGTTTCTAATATCCTGTACTGCTCTGTTTAAATTGACATACAAGAAGTAATGTTCAAATGCCGCTCCACTTGTATCAGCCCAATCCATCATATGTTGTATGCTTCGTTGAACAGCAGACTCTACTGGCTCAACTTTTAGTAAGTCATACAAATACTTTTCGTAAAGTTCATCCCTGCACCAATGATCTAATTTAACTCCACTCTTAATTACATATACAACAAATCGTTCAGGATATAGCGGATTTACATTATTGATGAAACTTCCGAATTTTACAAACGCATTATAGAAAGAACTCTTACAAAACTCTTCATATGTTTTTTGTTTTCTAGAATTTTGTGTTAATTTATAAAACTGATCAAATGCATAAAAACCTGTCTGTACTCTTTTCTCATCTTTTTGCAAGACGCGGCGTTTAGGCTCACACATGTGAGCAATTAAAGTTTTTTCTTTCATAAACTTTTTGCCACAATGTACACAGTCGTAAGGTTGATCAGCCAAAGTTATCACTCGTATTCTTTCCGTTGTTTCTTGTCAAATCCCATCTTATCAAACAACTCTTCTTTGTCTTTTTTATCCATCATCGATGCCAGTATTTTAATTTCTCCCATCTTCATAGTAGGATACAGTTCTACTAGCAATTTCTCAATCTTGTTTGCTTTTTCTTTTTTGCCGGCAGCAAGATAAGGATGATAGAAGTTAGAACCGATTCCAGTAGCGGCAAATAGTTTCCATAGGAGAGCTTTATGATTCTTACTTAATAGCCAATGATTTTTATTAACATACTCGTTAGTAGTTTCAATAAACCATTCTTGTATATCTCTGTCTGCTTGTACATTACTAGTGTACCGCATTAAAATAAATGGACTAAATGCTTTCTTTTCTTCGTCTGTTAAGTTGTCATAAAAATTGTAGTTCTTTTGATCTACAGCATTAAGTTCTCGTTTAATATCTAGTTTTGCTGTTGCCATTATACTGGATGCCAATCTGGTGGTAGTGGATTATCTTTACTTAGATGATATATTATTATACACTGATCAAGTGCTTTTTGTAAAGCAGGATTATTCTTAGATGCTCGTCGAATCTCGCCCCATAATTTAGCATCCATGATGTGTTCGCGTAGAGGCCTACCGTCTTCAGTTCGAGGATCGTAATCGTATCCAATTTCTTTCCTTGTGCTAGGATCGGACCCAATTTCGCGAGCATAAACAGTTCCTTTATCTCGCTCGTATATGTATGTTGCACCAGGTTTAAGACTGCCCATAATTTACCAACATTTAGTGTAATCTACAATCTCGCTTTGGCGGCTAACTTCTTTAACAAAGAACGCACAAGGAGGTGCCTCTCCTGCTCGAAGGGGAGTTGTTAATAGTTGTCCAGGTTTCATTTTGGGAAAATACCATTTAACATCTTGATACACATTAATGATATCAATCTCATGAAATTCTGGTCTAAAACTACTTAATGGATTAAAACAAAATGTCTTAAATCCTCTATCATTCAAACTTGTTAAAGGTAGCACTTCCATGTCCGGACCTTCCGGATCGCCAACAATAGTACACCAGTCTAACGGCATGTTAACTGTATATGGACCTACTTTAAGTACTGCCGCCGGTGCAGTAAATGATTCTAAAAAGATTAGAGGAATATAAAAATAGTCAGGATTTTGAGGATCACTGTTATCAAATACTGAGAATCGTAAGTCGTCCTCTAATTCCTCTGGGAGGTCATTGAGATAATATGTTTTGTTTTCTAATACTAGTATTTGCATTAATACTTTACCTTTTCTATTGTAAATGGGTATTGAGCTTCTTTGTAGAATCTCTTTCGTTCTGTTAAGTGTTTTTTAGCATATTTCGAACTTGCTGTCAAGTCCCAGATCTGGACGAAGTCCTTGTCGTCAGCTTTTCTAATGCCTCGCCCAATACTTTGTATAACCCGTGTAAAGCTCTTTCCGGACTCCAAAAGAACCAGATTAAAAATCCTAGGAATATTAATGCCCACAGCGGCCACACCGTAAGTCGCCACAATAATCTTGTTAGTGCTTGTTTTAATTTCGTCATATTCTTCTTTTCGATCTTTAGTTTTTACAGACCCAGAAATAAACGCAACATCCGGTTCTTCTTTTTGTATGCTGAATAACTCACTTAAATTTGTTTGTAAAAAATTACCACTTTCAATTCTATCTACTAGAACTAGGGTGTTTCCTGAGTTAGAAATTTGTTTAATTAGTTTAGAAATCCATGTCATTCTATCAGTATCAGTGACTAGGAATTTTAATTCAGAAGCGTAACTCTCAAATTCTTTCCACTCTGCTGTTTGAATAATGTTTACATGACATTGACTCAATACACCTTTTTCTTGTAACTCATGTGCGGCAACTCTATGAACTACTTCACCTAAGCTAACTTTGATATTTTGGAAGTCAATATCGTCTTTAGGAATGGTACCAGTTAATCCCCAACGAATAGGCGCATTAGCAATGTTTTGTGTAAGTAATCTTTTTAAGACATCTGCCTTTGCCATGTGAACTTCGTCAACCATAACTGTAGACACGCCATCTAAGAATTCTGCTAGGCTTAACAAGTCATCATTATCCTTGGATTTTTTGTCTAAAATATTGAGACTCTGCCAAGTACAAATAGTGTGTGTTCTTCCTAGTTCTTTTCTATCACCGTAGTACACACCTACATCTAATTTACAGTTAATAAAGTCTTCTTCTGTTTGTTCAACTAAACTCTTGTTAGGGACAATGGTTATTGTTCGACCATATTTTTCACAGATTTTACTCAAAGTTGCAGTGGTAATTGTCTTACCAAAGCCTGTGGCAATTTCTTGAATACACTGAGGATTCTCAAGAAACTTATTTACTACTTCGACCTGATCATCACGAAGTCTAATCTTCTCTCCGGCAAATCTATGTCCTTCCGGCCATGTTTGATCACCCCAAAAATCTTCGGAAATTTTGGTGAAATTTAGTGGTACTGAAACACGGTGATCTTCGACGATTGGATCGTAGCCAGCACTAACCAGTTCTTCTACCACCTCAGGTAATAGACTCATGTATGTTGCGCCGCCTAGACCGAAGAAGCTGGTGCATCCATCCCACCTACCTAGTTTGTAAGCAGGAAGATATCGAGCTTTTTGGTCAAAATATTTGAATTTTTTGACCAGATTTTTCCTGGTATCTAAATCCAGGTTTTCAATTTTAACATTGACCTCGTCTTTTATGACAATTCTACATGTGGCCACTTAGTAACTCCCTTTGTTGCTTTGCTATTATACACAATTATATCAGGGAAGTCTTGTAAAAAGGATGTCAGCGTGTAATGAGCGGTGTTCATTGAACCTAAATTGATAACACTATTAAACTGTATTCCGCTCTTGATCACAGGCTTAGGTAATTTTTGACTCACAAACACAAATTTAGTGTCTTCGCTTATTGGACTGTTAAGTCCATAATCTTTCACTAATTCGTTAAACATCCTATCATTACCGTTCTCAGTCCTAAACATCACAGAAACCTGATTTTTCTGGAAATTTTGTGAATTTAAGAAACTCCACCATTTTTTTAGGTTAGCAATTTCTGTGCCTGCTGGTATGATAACCAAGCAAGGACTAGCATATCTAACTATGTCTGAAAAATGTTCAATTTCATACTTTTCCGAATCAACCTCTAATCTTATCTTCCCAGTAGTAGACAAGAATTTTCTGGTTAATTTGGGAATTTCCAGGTTTTTTATGGTATCATTGATATCTTCGTCCCATACACTAATACCGTACCGTTTAGCATGGAAAAGAGTTTCTAATAAACCTAAACCTCTCGGTTGGGGAATCGAAGGGTGTGTATTAACATATGAAAATTCTTCACCGTTTGATGTCAAACGAGGCACATATCGGTCAAAATCTGCCGAAATTTCTTCAAGTTGAGACCATATTTCGTCAAATTTTTCACAGGTAGCAAAACCAGTAGGAACTAGTACATTCTTTATGTAATCCACACTTCCTTCGGTTAAAGAAAACATCCAAGCCTTAGCTTCACTGTCCCAAGTAGCATTGTCCGGAGCTGACCTACTGTTCCATGCCCGTAGCTCAGATAGCAATTTTTCATCGTATGGGAAGGAAACTTTGATAGATTTCAGTCTATCTTGTTCAACCACTTCGACCTTTTTAGACTGTATGGCAATTTTTCGGATAGGTAGCCTAAAAGTTGGATTGTCAGTAAAAACAGTGATATCCTTCCCGAGGACTACTGATAGCTGGACTCTATATTTTTTACAAAATTTAACTGCTAGTGAGGATTGCTTCTCACTTAGTCCGTAACCTCGAAGAATTTGGTCAGAAAAACTGGAGAGGAGAGGTTGATCTCTGGTCTCTATGTCCAGAGGTGGTAGAAAAAGATATTGACCGCTACTTGAAAGACGATCAATTAGGTCTTCAATGTACATAGCGCACCTTAAATTGAGATATCTTCCATACCTGCTGTACGGAGTTTGATAATGTTACTCAACTGCCACTGTTTTATGTCTAAACCTTTGATAATACCTAACCATTGGTTCCTTAACAGGGCAAACTCGTTAATAATTTTTTCCATATCAACTACATCGGCTTCACCTTCGACATATTTTTCAACATCTCGGCTACTTAATGCTCGTTGATAGTTTTCTAGATATTTTTTGAATGTCTTTGAACGAAGCCTGCGGAGCTCAATGTTCAAATATTCTAAAATTCCTTCAATTTCTTGAAGTTGATTGAATCGTTGTTCAACAATTCCTGGAAGATTGGCGGAAGCCTTTTCTATGTTACCATATACTTTGACTTCTCGCCTTGCTTCTTCAATTTGAGTATAGTAATAATCAATACAGGCTGGAAGATGAGCAATATCCTTGCTCACCTTTGAGTACCAATTCATTAATAGTCCTCGTCTTCCTCATAGTATCCGTCGTCTTCCTCAGAATCGAACTCTGCCTCTTCGTCAACAACCAATTTGATTGCTTCGTCTAGGTGAGGATCGTATCCCATGAAACCTTCGAGTACCGATGTTTCGACATCTTTGCTCAATAAGAAATTAACATACTGATTAGCTGCCATTTCTTTATTTTTGTCAGGGATATATTCACGGAATGTATCCCATAATTCCATAATTAAACTATCATCCATTATGCTTCCTCGGTTTCTTCTACAATTGTGATATCAACAGTTGGCTCAACCCACTCATCCATGATGAGTTTTAGTTTGTCTTCAGTCCATTGCTTGCGGAAATGTGACTGAACTTCTCCTGTCGTCTTACTTATATATTGTAGCTTATTTCCTGATTTTGTCAAGACACCTTTAGCTTCAAATAAGTCCACTAAACCGCTTGTCGGAGCCATGCCAGTTGTATATGGGATTTCAACTTGAACTGATTCAAACGGTTTTGCATAACGAGTTTTCATAATCTTACAAGCGGAACGGATACCGTTAACTGTTGTAGTCTTATTACCATCTGCGTCTGTCTTCAACTTCAACTTACGCATAGCAACTACAATAGATGATGCATAAATGAAACCTTGACCACCTGAGATCTTATCATCTGGATCAAACATATCCTGACTAGCGTAGGTGTGGTTAGTACAAACTAAACCAACATTGTAGCTACCAAACATGTTAACACAATTACGAACAAGTGAAGTAAGTGCTTTAGGTTTACGGCCCATATCACCTTTCATTTCACCTGCTTCGAACTGATTTACATCAGTAGGAGTAAGCAACATGCCTAAAGAATCAATAACAAATAAGACCTTTGTGCGATCTTCAACCGCCATTGCTTTATATTCTTTCATGAACTCGGAAATGGTTTTAGCCACATCGTCAATCATTGCCATGTTAAGTTTTAGAAGTTTATCTTCTGTAGTTTGAACACCTAACGCATGTAACCATGCTTCGTCAAGTGCGTTTTCGCTGTCAACTAAGATAACAAAAATACCTTGTTCCTGTGCTGCCTTGATAATGTTACCAGAACAGATATAACTCTTTCCGGCGCCACTTTCTCCGGCAAACACAGTCACCTTACCCAGAGGAACTCCTTTGTTGAAGTCCCCTGAGATAAGATAGTTAAGGGCATAGTTACCAGTTGAAATCCAGTCAGTTGGATCGTTAAATCCAATACCTAAGCCGTCGATAGACTTAGTGATAGATTTACGAAACTTAGAGATATCAAATGCTTTTGCCATTATCTATCTCCTTATTCAGACTTGTTGCGGTTACGAATCATTGCCAAGATATCTTGAGCACGACTACCAGCTTCTGACTTTTCTGCTACAGGAGCAGCCTCAGCAACTTTAGCGGGTGCTGATGCCGCTTGTTCAAAAGGGGGATCTTCGTCGTCCAAGTTAACAGGAGCAGGTGCTGCCTTAGAAGCAGAAGCTGCCGGTGTAGCATCGCCGCCTTTAGAGCTGTAGCCTGCTGGTTTGAAGTATTGACCCCAACGATCCATGTCAAATGCTTCACCGTCAACTGACGCTTCGAACATTTCCTTGATAACTTTGAGTTCAACATCTCCGGGCTTCTTGGGCAAGAAGTCTTTCAAGTTAAAGACACCGTGTGTCTTAATTGCTTCATTTTCTTCATCACTCAATGCTCGTTCACGACGGGCCCAGTTTGAAGTAGAGTAGTCAGCATAACCGCCCTTGCTAGTTTTTGTGATACGGAAATCTGTACCACGCAAGTAGTCTGTTGGCAATTCTTCCATATCTGGATCAAGTAATGCTGCCTTGATAATATTGAAGATCTGACTGCCGATGATGAATCGACGAATTGGGTTTTCAGGAGTTTTATCTTCCTGCAATTTACTTTCAACAACAAAACCTTGGAACAAGTAACTACGCTTTTTCCAGTACTTACGACCCATTTCTTCTAATGCCTTGTCCTTGAACCAAGGACGAACCTCAGTAAGAATTGGGCAAGTCTCATTCCACATTTCCATACAAGGAACTTGTACTGTAACTGGTTTTGAGTTTGCTTCACCTTTAACACCGGCGAAAGGCAATTTGATCATTGCTCGTTCAATCCAGAAGAATGTGTTATTAGGATCTGCGTCAGGGAGGAATCGGACTGTTGCGGATGAACCTTCTTGAATATTCCAGTGTGGAAATATTGCATTGTCACCACCACCGGATTGCCCGGTTTGTCCTGCTTGCGAAGCTTGAAGTTTTGCGCGAATTTCTGCTAAAGTTGCCATAATGTTTTTCCTTAATGTTTAATTTTATGTGCCATTTCTTTAAAGCCCACTGACTAAAAAGAAAAAGTGCATATAGTTAACTATACGCACTTCTATTTATCTTTGCAACCTATATGGTTACTAAAATTGGTTTATTTTTGCCAATTTATTTTTTCAATCGTCCGTCTTTCTCTGCACTCTGTAACATGTCAATACGATCACGGTATCCTGCAATTCCGGGTTTAATATCTTTGGCAGCTTTCTTTTCACCTGCTGTTGGATTTTTAACATGCTTCATTGTAGTTTTGGATTGATGACTTTCTTCACTCATTCCTAGTTCTTTCTTTTTACGAGCTAGGCCTGCAGAGCTAGTTGGGCTCTTTGTTTTCTCGTCATCGAGATCTTTAGTAGACATTTTCCAGTCGCCGCCTTTTTCCTTACGCTTGAATGCAGGAATTTGACTCTTGTCTGGACCGCTTTCTTTTAGCCCGGCAAGTTTTAAAATACTTTCAAATGCTTGTTGAGTTTGACTTTGTTGTGTCAAATGTGATACTAATCGCTCTGCTAATGCACCAGCTTTGTCTCCAAATTGTTTCTTGATATGTGTAACTACACCTGTCTCACCTTTTGGAAACTTGCCAGTAGTTGAATCATAAAAACTCTTAACAACTTCAGCAATCTCTTTAGAACTAACGCCTGGCTCTCGACGAGGCTCTTCGTTTTCCATATCCATTTGTTGAGCTGGTTCACCTGCAGGGGCTGCTGGAGCAGGAGCCGCTGGTGCAGCCGCTGCTGGAGGAGCTTCTGGAGCTGGCGCAGAACCTGCTCCGATTTCTTGCGCTGCCTGCGGGTCATTCTTTTCTAACCAAGCAAGGATAGTTTCAGTTGGTTCAGCATCTGGATTTACTTTTGATAATTCTCGTAAAGCATTTGCTAAATCTTTATCAGTAATACCTATATCAGCTAGTGCTGAAATAGCACTAGTACCATCGATGCCTAATGTCAAACCGTCGTCTAATAACTGTTTTAAATCTGCAGGTTCAAATGTACCTTCGGCAATATGGTCAGCCCATGATTCAAACGCATCAAAAGCTTCAGCAGTGTGATCATCGCATGTGCAAGGATCTTCTTTGCACTCGGGGCAAATATCGCTACCTTCTGCAACTAAATCTTCTAGGTCTACTTCTCCACCTTCTTGCATGATAGAATATAATAGAGGAAAAATACCAGTCAAATCTTCTTCAAATTGTTTGATTGTAAATCTATCTTTATAATCTGCAATTGTAACTTCGTCTAATGCAATATCACCTACAGGTTTAAAATTTTCAACCCATTGCTGATAATAACCTTGCTTGCTTAGGTTTGTACATTCAACTCTTAATTGTTCTAATTTTTGTAAACTTTTTTCAACAATATCTTTTGTGCTTTCATTTACAAATCCTGCTCTAGCAATATGTCGTCTAAAGCTAGCTAATTGTAAAATGTTCTCGCTCATGTTAACAATAGCACTACCGATATCATCGTACGGACGACCACCGTTTGCTACATGTCGTTGCATTGCCTTTGCACCAGCTAAATGGCTAACTGGATACTTGAATCTTTCTCCGTCACTGTTTTCGATAAACATAGCGTCAATGTGGCGGCTTCTTGCACCTGGCGATTCGTTAACCGCCTTCGAATGACGGATAATTAATTTTGTATTTTCTAAAGTACGATAACTTGTTTTGCTGCTACCGAAGTATTGTGATTCGTTCATATTATTTTCCTTGGTTCCATTAGTGGCGAGGTATTGGAAATCGTTCTTGTTTAAATTTCCCTTCATAATGTCTCTTGTATCAAATCGCATCATTCTGCGTTTGGCAAAGAAACGCATTTCCTTTAGGAAATCGTACCACATGCCTTTAGTGATAGAGTCACTATCTTCGGTAATTCCTTGACCGTAGTAAACTTTGAGTGTACCTACATCGTTGATGCTGATACTTACTCTGCCCAGATTGTTACCTTCTATGGCAAAGTCAAAGTCAAAAAATCTTGCGTCTTTAGGACTGTTCGTGACATTCCCGTCCTGATCACCCATTTCTAAATTAGTAAAACGGCTGCGAACTTTGTCAAATACATCCTGAGCTATAATTTCAATGATATTCATATGCGTATTTATATGAAGTTGTTTATAAAGATTGGCATGGGCATGTCAGCTTCGTCAATTTGGCCACGATCTTCTACCATTTGTTCGTAGATACTTTCGTCCCAATCTCCTAACATTCCGAACATTCTAACGGCTAAAAGTAGGCTAGCAACCAAATCGTCGTGCTCTAAGCTCTTTGCCTTAAATGTAATGCCGTGTGCAATATAAGTTTTAAGCTCAGAAATTAGACTAGCACTATGAATTTTTAGGCGTTTTTGTTCAATAAGCTGTTTAACTTTGGCACAGGCTGCAATCTTACTAATGTTAGTAGTATTGAATCCCCTGCGGAATCGTCGTACATGCCCTTTCTTAATAGGCTCGCTTAGAAACAATCCAGGAATTGTCTCCTCACCCATTTCATTAATAGCAACTAGAGCTGCTTCTCCTACTGTATTGTTTTCTACACTATAATAAATTTGAGACATTACATCTTCGCTGTCTAATTGAGATTGTAGATACTTACAGATTTCTCTTAATATTCTAACCTGGCTTTGAATAGGTGTTGTATTATGATGCCACTCACCTACTTGTTCAAATGTAGGTAACTCAAGAATTTGCATGGCTGCAAAATCTCCACCTGTACCTAGGCTAGGATCTAGCGCAACAATATAGATATTCTTAGGGTCAATTTTCTTATACCAACGAACTTGCCCCATTTTCATAATAGGATTAGATGCTTCGAGACCTGCCAGCGTAACAGAGTTAATTAGCGTTTCATCAAAGATTAAGAATTCGCAATCGTGTTCTCGTTTAAATCGTTCTTCGCCAATACGGCTTCTTTCTTCGTTGGCCCATTCTTCGTCACGGTCTGGATGTTCGTTCCAGTATGCTCTAAAAGGAAAGAAACCGTTACGACCTAGTGGTGTTTCGTTACCGTGTTCATCTGTTCGTTTATTAGCTTCTAACCAAATTTGTGCAAATTGATCTTCGTCGCTGTTCGGTGTTGATGTAATAATGGCCTTACCACCAGTTGCTAGTGTAGGCGAAATAGAAGTCCAGAATTCACTGGCAATGTTTGGTTCAACGAACGCAAATTCGTCTGCGTATAATAGTGATAGTGACAATCCTCGACCAGTAGTCTCAGTTGTAGTCTGTGCAATAATACGACTGCCGTTATCAAATTCAATACTTTGTTTATTGTAACTTGTGACGCCGCCTCGAATACTGTTAGGACATAATTCGTATGCGTAACGGATACGACTCATAATTTCTTGAGCACCTGTATATTTGTGCGCGGCAACTAGAATAGTCGAGTCCGGAATAAACATTGCATACCATAACAAATATCCAGCAGCAGTTGTTGTTTTACCTGTTTGTCGAGGTAGTAAGTTTACATTAAATCTATGTTGATGATAACTGTCAATTAATCTTCGTTGATAATCAAATGGACTGTATAATAACTTGCCCTTAACTGGGTGTTGAATATAGAAAAAATGTTCAAGGAAGTAATGCGGTCCGTTGATAGGATCTGAACACTTCATAATGTGATCAATATCTTCTTCGGTCCACTTTTGTTGTTGGTGGGCTCTTTTAATTAAATTTCCGTCGAGTGATTTGCTTACCATATTTTTATTTACTGAAAAAAATAGGCTCCGGAGAGCCTATTTGGATTGACTTAGAGATTAGTCATACTTATTATATTTGTCTCGAACCTTGTCTAAACTTTTGCCTTCTTTGCCTGCCTTGGCAAGTGCTTGCATACCATCTTTGCCGTATTTCATTACGCCTTTAGCGGCACGACTCATTGTTTTTTCGCCTGCTTCTTTAACAGAATATTCTTTTCCACCAACTTTAACTTTTTCGCCTTTTTGGACGCCGTCGGCTTTGGCATCACGAACTGCTTTACCAAATGCGTTGCCTTCTTTAGTTTTTGATTCGTTTACAAAAGAATTGTATTCAGAGAATAGCTTGCTAATTGCAGAAGATAGTGAGTCTTCTTCTTCAACTGGAGCTTCTACGCTTTCATTTCTTGGAATTGGGTTACTACCACTGCCGTAAGGAGTTTGATCTAAATCTTTAATCTTGTTAAACATTTGTGCAAAATCATTAGGGTTGTAATCTCTATTAGATTCTTTAGGGCTGTTAGTATATAAACGAGCACTTTCATCTGTTTTCTTTTCTTCGCCTTCGTCATCCTCTGGCTCATCATCACCACCGGCGTCAACTGCACCAGGCGCACTTCCGGCAGCACCAGGTTTAACTGGGTTAGTAGTTTTTACTTTGACTGGCATGTCTGTGCTAATCTTAACAGGCTGACCAGTGCGTAGTTTGTTCATCATATCGGCAAGTTCATCACCACCTTCTTCACCGGCGTCATCGCCAAATGTAGGACCACTGACAGGCATCTCTCCGCCCATAGCAGGAACATCATGTGCCATATCGTGCTCTGGTTCTGCAAACATCGGCTCTTTGCTTCCGCCCATTGATGGCATTGCTGGCATAGGAGCACCCATTGCTTGCATACCTGAGCTTGCTCCGCCACCGGATGCGATGTCAGCAAGGCCGCGCATCATTGCAACAATCTCACTAGCGTTACCAGCACTCATGTTAAGACTGGCAGGCATCGATGGCATAGGAGCACCCATACCTGGCATACCACATTCTGCAAGTGTGTTGCTATATTCTCTACTTTCCATTAAACCAGATAATTGCTTTAATTGCTGCATATCTGGTTCTGGCATATTAATGTTTAATTGTTTAATACCTTCGCCTAACATAGGTACTTCAGAAATCATAGGTTTTTCAACTCTAGGATTTTTAGAATCTAATTCATTAAGGCGCTGTAATACATTGATCATGTTCATAATTATTTCCTTGGATCTTTAGCCTGTACTACAGGACTCGTTGTGTTTAGAGGAAGGGTATTTGTTGTAATGCCTTGCTCATCCCCTGGGATCTGTTCGCCACGGGCTTTTCGTTGTTCTTTCATAGTGGCATTTAATTCTTTAAGTAAACTTGAATTAAATTTGTCACCATAGTAATCTTCAAATTTTGCATTAGGAGATTCTTTGTAATCTGGGTCATCTAATAAAGCACCTGTTCTAGGCTCGCCTTGTGGCTGCTGATATTGTTCTGTTGGTTCGCCCGGAGCTCTAACTACTAATTCTTCATTAGTAACACCAAGACCAAAACTTAGATACTCTGTTAGTTCAAACGGAGTTGTTGGATATTCTAGAGTTACTTCATAGATAGAAACATCTCTATTTTTTAATTTTGGAAAGTCTAGCGGAAAAGATTGAATAGGAGTTTTTCCAGCTTTGTTAAATCCAGCTACGCTGAAACGGTCTAGTAGGCCTCGCATACGAGACTCGTCTTCTGTGGTAAGGTCGCGGGCAACCTTCACTTTAAAGGTGTATGTTTTGGCTGATTCGGTTAGGTATTCTTTGAATGTTCTCATAGTGGTTCTCTATGCTTTATTTATTCATATTTTTAAGTTTTTCTAGTAGACTGTTACGATCTGTTACTAGATAGCCCTCGGCCTGAATAGTTTCGCCGGTTGCATCGCCAGTTTTTTTATCAATTGCATATTTTTTAATCTGCAATTCAATCATTTTTAACTTTTTGTCAATTTTATTACTTTTTGCTTGTATAGCTGCGTTCATCATATTAGCCGCCACTTCAAACATTCTAGATCCGTACCTAGCTTCTACATTCATACCTAAATCCATTAGATCATCATAGGCTTTTTCTGCTTTGCTTGCCAGTGCATCTAGCTCTGCATCGCTAATATCACCCAATCCTTTTACCCTAGGTAATGCCGCGCTAATTTTATCGAATTCTTCTAGTTTTTCTTGTAAGTCAATTGAGGTAGATACTTCAACAGTTGATTCTTCAATCACTGGATCTTCAGAAGATGTTGGCAGGTCAAAAAGTTCTTCAAGTTTCTTAGTCATATTTTTACTTATCGTTTTTTGGATCCAGTATGGAAAATATCATCCTCGCTTACCACCCTAAATTGAAGTCCAAATCGTTTACACCAAGATTGTGCGGCTTGCCACTTGGCCATGTTTTTTATATATTGCGCCTGATTGAGTTTATTTTTACCTACAGATTCTAAGACAGCTTGATTTTTAGGTTTAATTTCTATTAGTTCTGCGTGTTTCTTTTGATGTTTATCAATATACACAATTAAGAAATCTGGGACATATACAGTATTTTGTCCAGTTAACGGATCTCTATAAGGTATCTTTACACTTTCGCTTGCCCATTGCTCTACAGCAGGATTGTTATCACAAAACATCATAAAGGTCATTTCCCAACTTGACCTATATGTAGGTTCACCTGCTCCTACATATTTTTCTGGATTTTTTGGGCTAAATTTTCCCCTAGAGGTGTTTCTCATGCCACTATATTTCTTTTTACAAAATTAACTGGCTCTACTATTGAGACTACACCTAGGCTACTAGTTTTGAATCTATTATAGTTTAAAATTTCTGCAACAATACCACTAAGTTCTGTTTGACCAATACCTTTAATAGTTTCTAAAATTTGCATTGGATTATATCCGTCTTGTTTTGCTTGTTTTAAAATTGCTATTGAAATTATTTCAGCAGTTTCTTGACTAAAATTTCTAGACTCTAAAAATCCAGTCATCATAGTTAATACTGCCGGATCGAGTTGTGTTACAAATGACGATTGTTGATTGAAAGTTTTAAGTGTTTTATCACTCGATGAAGATGATCTATCTGATGGTATATTAGTATACATACAAAATCCTTATACAAAGTATCCGTTTGTACTTATATCATCTTGAGAGTCGTTACTTGCCCAAATGGTACTATTGTAATCTTGACCGTCTAATGTAGTATTTGCATAATTGCTAGGTAATGCCTCTTCATTACTGTTTAGTGTAGGAGCGGCAGTTTCTGAACCTTTGGCATTTTCTATTTCGTTTTGTAAACTATCAATGTTTGATCTTACAACATATAATGTATCATTTAATTTTTCAGGGTCAGTATATCCTAGAGTTTGTAGGTCAGTATATAGAGATTCTAATCCAGCATCATCACCGATTGCCTGCGCTGCACTTATTTTTGGTGCAAATGATGCATAGATATTTTTATTTTTAGATATTTGTGCATCTAACTCTAATGCTAACTGTTGTTGATTTTGTTGTATCTCTTCCAAACTTGCAGAATCAGTCGGTAACGGACTAGGTAGGTCTGAACTAACTGACACATCCCCAGAAGCACTGGCTAAAAACTGAGGTACTTGACTAACTTGAGGATTTGCAACTTTAGCAGATTTTGCACTAATTATTCCATTAGTAGTTGAATTAGACCCTTTGAATAAATTAAGCCCGATACCAAGACCCCCAACTCCTGCAGCAATACCGCCAAGGCCAGCTGATACTCCACCTTGTATACTGCCTGTTCTTCCAATGTTACCTACTACTCCGCCTAATATACTATACGCTTCTGCACCTATACTAGCGCCTGAAACATTCTTACCGTTTCGAATAACATTACTAATTCCTCTTGCGCTTCTTAATAATCCTAGTGGGCTAGTATCACCTGCACCTGCAAATATTTCTCCAATACCTGGTATAATGCCGCCAGGTCCAAATAAACTATTATTGCCACCGCCAAAAATACTCAACGGGCTAGGACTATTATCGTAATGAAATTTTGCAAATCCGGCAGGACTGTCTGCTTTTACTTTGCCAGTTCCGTACAACACTGTTTCATAACCCACTGTCATTTTATTCTCTAACAATCTAGTTTCGCCTTGTTCCATCCTATCATGGGCCCAATCTGTAATTATCGGATTGATTAAAATAAACGAAGTAAACTGTTTTCTATTCAGTTGATATATTTCAATACTGCTAAAAAACGGACCTGTTTGACCATTGTTTAATCCGTATGCTGTATTATCTGCTCGGCTTGTTGCTTGTTGATATTTGTTGTTTCCAAAATTAGGAGGTATGCCTCCTGTTGCATCGGCTTTGCCGTCTGCAATGTAATAGTTGTAATACACTTGCCATAAACGAGTTGTTGTATTGTTATGATCATCGTGAAATGATACGCCAACTGGTTGATATTCTATTTTGCTTTGTACAATTGTTTTTCTATTGTATTGATTTAGAGTTTCCGTTTGCATTTTATACTTAGGAAGATCAACACCTTTAACTAATAGCCCAACTTCCGAGCCGTTCTGTTGAATAAAACTTTGTATTAGCGGATTATTATTTCTATTGATGTTGAATACAACATAATATAAAAATCCTACTTTAGGGGCTAATCTATAAAAGTCGTTAACATACAATCGACTTGCATGTTCGTAATCTTTAAGGTTATAGGGAGAGTTAAAAACTTGTCCTATAAAGTTAGTAAATTTATTAGCCATGTTATTATTTAGTCGTAAAAAAAGGTCTGTTTTTACCAGACCTTTTTTAGTTAAGTTATCAATTAACCTGTAGCCATAGAACCTAATGTACGGCCAACTGCTGCTCCTAGTCCTAGCGGTGTGCCAGTAGCATCTGTCTGAATAGCGTTATCATAGGTAATTGTTAAAGCAATTTCCATTGGTGTGCTTTCTGCGTATGCTAATTCGTTATAGTTAACTTGTTGTAAATAGCAACCTGAGATTTGCCAAGTTTCTAAAACTGTTGGTTCGTAGTTGCCATTACCACCATCTAACATTTCAATGCGTGTCTGGAATTTGTAATCCATACCAGATGCTGCACTAGCTTGTTCAAAAAAGTCAAACTGTTTCTGTAACTGCTCGCCAACTCTCTTGGTCACTTCGCCGCCTACATCATCACGCAAAGTAAGAGTCATGTCTTGCCATGTGTGCTTACCGGCATACTTGATTGAACTGTTGTATACATGGATAGTTTGATTTTCAAACTGAACCTGTGGTCTAGCAGCACTTACTACCTGCTTAGTTAACTCTGTAGTTGGCTTAGAGATGCCAAAGTTTTCTAGTTGTACTCTGAAACGGTACTTTAGTTTGGGCATCAGCAAGCCTTGTACGCTTGCTGACTGGCCTGCACCTAATGGTACTGTAAATCTGCTTAAACTTGAGATTGCCATATTATTTGCTCCTGTCTTTCTATATTTACCAATTATAATCCAGCTTTAATATCGCCAGTGTTCTTCAAGCGTAGTGGAATATAAATGAATTCCACTGCCTTGACAGGTTCAACAGCAATGTCTAGCCACAACTCAGAGCGATCAACTCTAGTCGGTGTATTGTTGCTTTCGTCACAAACTACTAGGTAGTCGTATAAAGCTCTCTTGCCTACTAATTCTAATAAGAAACTATCAGCTGCTGCTTTAATTTCGTTACGAGTAATCTTGTCATTAGGTTCAAATAGGAACGGCTTAACTAGTAAACTCAATTGTCTGCGTAAGTAGCACACTAAACGAGCAACATTAATACGATCTAATGCACTAGCGTTTCTAGCACGAGTGTACTGACCAAAGTTAACAATGCCTGCACCAGGTAGTGTAGCAATAGGATTAATCTTAGCAACTGCCATTACATCACGAATACTTTGTGGTAATGCAGCTCGCTTAAACTCACCGTCTTGAATATAACCAACTGCTGTGGCATTATCAACACCACCTCGGCGTGTACCAGCTGGTGCAAACCATTCGTAGCTTTGTTGATCACTAATAGCAATTGTTCTTAGCATCATATGGCTAGGAGGAACAACAATATAGTTTCCTGTATTGTCATTTGTGTAACCACTAGGGTAGAACATAGCCATATATTCGTCGTAACTTACAGAACCAGTGTCATTGTTATCTAGTGCGCCATTTGTATTGTCGCCCCACTCTTTCAATGCTGTGCCGGTTGCTGGCAATCTAAACGGAGTGTCGCCAACTACGAACGCAGTTTGACCACGGTCCACATTGAATGCAACCATATTTTGAATTGCTTCTGGATAACCAGGTGCTGCAATCAAATTAAAGATAACAGTATCTGTGTCACGAATAGATTGATTTGTATCAATTGTAGACTTTAGTCCAGCAACAATAAATCCTCGCTGTGCATGGCGACCAAATGATCCAGAGCCATCAGCAGCATTAGGACTTACACTAATCCAACGATCTGCAACATAGGCAGTTGTATTATTAGAACCATCCATTTGCTCGTCATTATAACGACTGTTTTGACCGTTATTTGCATTAATGTTAATATGATTTTTTACATATTTTTTAACATTGAATCCAGAACGGCGTAGATTCCATAGCTTCATACCACGAGGATATAATGCTGGATCCGGTGCGTCAGGATCGACATAGTCACTTAACAATAGATCAGCAATGTCGCTTGCCGCTGTTGTAGTTCCTGCGGTTGCCCAACGAGCATCAGCAAACAACCAACCATTTGGAGTTGTTTGATCAGTAACATCTTGTACTACCCACTTGCCGCCTGTGCGAACATAAATTACTTGTCCGTATAGTTCAACATCAGCGGTGCTGATCCATAGATCATTATCTACTAAAGGATCGCCTGTGCTTTGTACTGTAGGTTCTGTTGCAGATACTAGAGGACCTGCTGGATCTGTACTTGGATAAAGTTTTCTATAACCTTTCCATGTAGTTCCATTATGTACCATAATATCAATTTCGTCAGCAACTGAATTATACCATAATTGACCGTCTTCTGGATCTGTTGAAGGGCTGTTTGCTTTAGCTTCAAATACTAAAGGTTTCCAGTTACTAGCAACAAAATCTGCGGCGTCTGTGTCGTATTGACCTTTATCGTATAGGTTTTTAGTACCAGTCTCTGTGCCGTCTTGTGCTCTTTCCCATGCATCAAATCCTAGTAAACTTGCTAAAGGAGTAGCAGTACCGTCATTGAAACGAATCTCTCCACCACGAGCGTGGCTGATTGTTAGAGAAGTAGCATTGCCGTTTGTATCATAAGTAGTTGCCGCGGCAGTTACATAAGTTAAACCAGCATTATTAATCTCTGTAATAATTGTGTCAAGAGTATCAGCGGCTGCTAGACTAATTGTAGCATAAGAACTATAGTCAGCAATACCGTTAGTACTAGTTTCTAGACCTTCCTTAATTTGGAAAGTTGAAGTTGTAGTAATTGTTGCTGTAGTAGTAATTGATTTAACTTTAGTTGCACCGGTAGCAGTTCTACGGAATAATTTGAAATTAGCCAATTGCGGACTAGTTTCGTTTTCACCTGTACCGTGATCATAATTCTGTTCTACATATACGCTACCAACAGGAATGTCGCCTGTGGCATTAATACTGTTAATAGCAGTTTGATGATCAGCGTAAATTGGAGCTCTTACAGAATTCCAAACTTGTGAGCCTGCGCTGTATACTTTAACTGCCCAGTTTGCACCAAAGTTAGGATTTGTTGTTTTAATGTATGCAGATCCTGTAGGAGCATCAGTGAAATCAGGATACTTAGTGTGTGGTCCTTGAGACAAAGAAACACCAGTATAAGTACCGGCTGTTAAACCAAGTGTAGTTAGCATTCCTGCGCCGCCAGAGTCAGCAGCAATTTTAATCTTGCCGTCTTTTGTAGTGCTGCCCCCGTTAGATCTAGCAGAAGCATCTGCATAAATTTCTAAGTAGCCGCTTGCGTTAACTTTAGCACCGAAACCTTTTGTACGGCCTGCTGTATTAATAGCAGTTGCCATAGCTGTAATACTTGTACCACTAATAGTACATGTTTCGCCGTTAACAGCAATAGCTTGACCAGTAGTTAATACTGGGTTAGCTCTTGTAGATGTTACTACAGGGAAACTTGTCTGCCATGAGCTAGACTTAAATGTAGCAGTAGCATTAAAGTTAGTTTCTGAATTAGATCCTACTTCAACCCAGTTACCATCTTTATTTTTATACCAGACTCCAATCATGTTGTCGCTGGTTGCAAGAACTGCATAAGTGCCGTTAGCTCCAAAACTGGATCTAGGCAGGCCGCCTGATATTACAACATTTACATTATCGTTATCAATAATTGCCGGAATCTTGTTAGTAAATGCGCCTGTGGTCTTATTCCACTCAAAAATACCAAATTTAGTATTAGATGTGTCTAACCAATATGTACCGTCAACTGCTTGGCCTTCTGGCTCACTAGCTTGTGGTAGTAATGATCCTAGGTCTAAGTCTGCACGAACAATATAGGCCTTACTGCTAACACCTAGTAAGCTGTAAGCTGCTTGTAAACCATATTCATTTAACTCGCCGCCGTTGACAGGATTGCCACTTGCGTCTGTATAGAATATTGGTGTGCCAAATGTATCGGTAAGATCTCGTTGGCTTGTAATCAGCCATACTTTACCTGCGTTTGCAGGAGCTGTTCCTGCTGCTGTAGCTGTGCCACTAGCATTTGATTTGTTTGATGCGCTTGCAACAACGATTAACGGTACAGTGGACGGTGCCGCTGGTAAGTAAAAACTCTCGTCAACTACGGTTACTTGTACGCCTGGTGAATTTAAAGCCATTTTGCAATTCTCCCCATTAAATGGATTATTACAACTATTTAGTGCCAATGGTAAAAAATAGCGGTGTTAAATACCATTGAAAAGGGCAACAAAAAGGGCGGTTATGAGAGATATTTGTAAAAAATGCAATTCTAAGCCAGTAGCAATTAATTATCGTAAAGGTGATCGTGTATTTTATAGGTCAATGTGTGATCATTGTGCTAGAGGGTACAAAGAAACAAGGCCTCTATGGGCCTTGTCAGGGTATAAGAAAAAGACTGAATGTGACAAGTGCGGATTTACAAGCAAATTTCAAGAACAGTTTGATGTCTACTGTGTAGACGGAGATTTAACTAATAATAGATATGCTAATCTCAAAACTGTATGTGCTAACTGTCAACGAGTTCTTTATAAAGATAAAGTTAAGTGGAAACAGGGAGGTCTTCGACCAGATTTCTAATCTGTGCAAACAGATCATCTATAGTTGTATTATTGTTTACAATGTGATCAATGTCGCCACCTACCCATGCTGTTTCACTAGCGTGAATACCTAACTGCTCTAGTCGCCTGCGACCGATACTCCATCCAATTGTTTGAGGTCCTGAATTAGCATTTACTGCGTCTTGGTACCATTCAGGATCTTCGCCTCTCTTTACACGAACTACAATACCGCCTGCGTTATGAATTGCTTTAATTTCATTAGGAAAACGAACATCGCTAATGACAATATTATCAGCAGTTTTACGCATTTTATTTTCTACTGAAGCAATCCATATGTCGTCATGAAATCCTTTACGACAGACTTCAGTTCCCCATCGCTGTAAAACCCATCGAGGAGTTAGCTCTGGAATGCCCAATCGTGTCGCCCACCACTGATCTACTTGTTCTCGCCACTTACGGGCTTCGGCTGTACGACCCTCTAACATGATTCTATCCCAACCGAATACTGCGGCAACAGCATCTTTAAGGGTATTTGCAAATGAGTCTCGACGGAATTCGTGAAAGTTAACCAAATAATCTGCGGCAGTGTCTTTGCCAGAGCCAATAAAACCAACGAATCCAATAATCATAGCATCTCCTGGGATACTATAATTTACTATAATTCTGTATAATTGTCAATATTTTTATTAGCCAATTACAAAAGTTAGTGGTTGTGCGCCATCTTTGTAATTGATTAGGTCTTGCTCTAGCATTTCCATTTCGGCTTTGCCTTCTGCTTTTAGAGCAGTACCATTTAAGCTAGTTCCACCTTGTGGACTAGCAATAGTATTAAACTTTTCACGAGCTTCACCTAGCATTAGTTTGCTAGTTGCAAGTGCGTAATCTCTAAGCCACTGACCGGCATAGTTGTCTTGAAACAGGATATAATCAGGTTTATGATTGTACATCCATAATAGCACATTTTCTTCACCTCTGGGGCGTTGTGTAATTCTTAACTTTTTAGTTGTTGGATTAAAATCAAAGTTAATAAAAGATCCGAACATTTTACCGACTTCTTTTTGGTAGCTAGCAAACATCATATATGTTGCTAGACCGCCCATGTTTGTAGAACTTAGCAAATATGTATTAGAGTATGCCAAGTTGAACGGCTCAAACAGTGTGCCGCCATCGCCGCCGCCAGATCTACTACCAATACTTCGTCTAAAAACTTGTCTAACTTGCATAACTTCAGGAGCAAGAGTGTACTCGTTAACATCAGTTTGCAATGTTAAGAAGCCGAAGCTTTCTTCTACACTGTTTTGACTGCGCTGACGATACTTTCGTAGTGCTCGGTCAATAGCTGTATTATAGTGTGCAGGGTCTAGTTCGACATCGACCATACCATCGCCCAGCATGGTTCTTACATACTCGACTACTTTTTGCTTTTCGGTTTCAAGTTCGTTCATACAATTATTTACCATAAATATAAGACTATGCCAAGACTCTCTTTATACCGTCCCGAAAAGGGAAACGATTTCCGCTTCTTAGATCGTTCTATTAACGAGCAATTTCAAGTGGGCGGAACCGACATTTTTGTCCACAAATACCTAGGACCAGTAGATCCTGCAGAAGGAGAAGCTACTCCCTCAACTCCAATTAATGGATCAGAAGTAGGAGAATTAGGTATTCAAGACATACTGTTTATGGAAAACAGAGACCGTAAGTATGCTCCGGACATATACAGTGTTAGAGGCATTTATACAATGCAAGACTTAGACTTTAATCTAAGTCAATTTGGATTCTTTTTGGCCAACGATAATGTCATGATCACATTTCATCTAAGAAATTGCGTTGATACACTGGGCCGCAAGTTAATGGCGGGCGATGTATTAGAGCTTCCTCATTTAAAAGATGAATATGCGCTCGGCGATAGTATGCTGGCTCTTAAACGATTTTATGTAGTAACTGATGTTGCAAGAGCCGCAACCGGATATAGTCAGACTTGGTATCCGCACTTAATTCGTGCCAAGTGTGAACCACTAATTGACAGTCAAGAATTTAAACAGATTCTTGACGGTGATGCAGGTGATGGCGAAAACAGTCTTAGAGATGTGCTGTCAATGTATCAAATGAATTTAAAAATTAACGATCAAATCCTTGCTCAGGCAGAAGCTGATGCTCCTACTAGCGGATATGATACTGCTCATTTCTATGTAATGCCGTTAAAAGAAGATGGTACATTAGACATTCAAGATACTAGTGACGAAACTAGAGATGCTAGCGAAGACGACCATACGGTAGACGCTAGTTCTATCCTTGCTACACCTGATAAAAATGTCTATGTAGGATACTTAACAGGAGATGCAATACCTCCAAACGGTGCTCCTTACTCAGTTGGCGTAGAATTTCCAGCTCTTCCTACAAAAAATGCATATCATTTAAGAACAGACTACATGCCTAATAGGTTATTCAAATTTGATGGTAAGCGTTGGGTATTCATTGAAAAGAATATTAAGATGAATATGACTAACTTGCCTACAGATGGGGCGCCTGTTCCTAATAGTCAGTCTCAGCAATCATATGTTACTAGCTTTGTTAATAATAGTACCACAGCAACAATTGCTGGCAAGGTCGTTGAAGAAAGACAGGCATTATCTAAAGTATTAAAGAAGAATAAAATTCAAGCTGATAATTAAAATGGAGGCTTATATGGACGATTTTGAAAACTATAAAAGATTCACATCTAAATGTAAATGCGGTTGCCCTGCACATTGTGAGCACGGTTGTAACAAATGCGAGTATTGCCCAGACTGCGAATGTTTGGAATGCCAGGAACTAGATAAAAGCAGAGGCTATAATTAATGGAACATTTTTATGATGGGCAGATACGAAGATATCTAAACCAGTTCATGCGACTAATGAGTAACTTTACTGTTAAAGACGGTAGAGGAAATCTAACAAGAATCCCTGTTAGATACGGAGATATGAATCGACAAGTCGCTAGCGTAATGAAAAAGAACAGTGAAAACATTCTTAACTCTGCTCCTTTCATTGCTTGTTATATCAAGGGTTTAGATTTAGCCCGTGATAGATTACAAGACCCTAGTTTTGTAAGCAAAATGAACATTAGAGAGCGACAGTGGGAGTATGTAGATGAGAATCCTGATAGTCCAACCTACGGCGAAACTATTCAAGACTACGGAAATACTCAAGGAGAGAACTATACCGTTGAAAGACTAATGCCTACTCCGTTTAATTTGCAATTTACAGCAGATATATGGACAACAAACACTGATCAAAAGTTACAAATTTTAGAACAAATTCTAGTGTTGTTTAGACCAGCATTGGAAATTCAAACAACTAGCAACTATATTGACTGGACAAGTTTAAGCTATGTAGAGTTAGCCAGCATTAACTGGTCTAGTAGAAACATTCCGCAAGGCACAGAAAACGATATTGACATTGCTAACTTATCTTTTACATGTCCTATTTGGATTAGCACTCCTGCTAAAGTTAAAAAGCTAGGAATTATTACTAAAATTATTGCCAACATTTTTACAGAACCAGAAGGTACTGTAGGCAACGGTGAGTTAATATTCGGTAATCCTAACAGCCAGGTAATTGTAACACCAGGTAATTTTTCATTATTAATAACTGATAACATAGCAAGGCTAGTTAAAAGCACAAATATCATTAAAGGCGATGGTTTCACTGAAGTTATCACCAAGGCAGGTGTTAGAGCAAGCTGGCAAACTTTGATAGATCTGTATCCTGGACAATTTAGAACAGGATTAAGTTATATTGAAATCACAAAACCCGACGGCGAAGTAGTCATTGGTTATCTAAATTTAAGTCCCATTGACGAAGATCAAATGGAGTTTATGAATATTTCCTTTGACGGTGAAACATTATTAAACACTGATATTGCAGATTTAGACAACACATACACTAGAGGAACTGTTAATGCAGTAATTGATCCTACTACTTTTAATCCAGGTATTCCGTCAGTGGATACAAGATATTTGATATTAGAGGATATTAATACAGACACTACTATCGACGAAGAAGATATGCCAGTTGCATGGAAAAAGTTTGGAGCAGGTGATGCAACTACTACGCGATTTGTAGCACATACTAACGATATCATTCAATGGGATGGGGTGCAGTGGAATGTTATCTTCGATTCTCAGACATCTACAGAAGTCATTTATATAACTAATGCTTATACAGGAACACAATACAAATGGGACGGAACAGAATGGTCCAAGAGTGTTGATGGTGAATATACCCCTGGTCAATGGCGTTTAGTTTTATGACATCAAAAAGAGATATTGTTTGCAGCGGTGGATTTTTCTTAGCTAAAGATACAAAAAGATTTCTTTTCTTATTAAGGAATCAAGGGAAGACTGCTGGTACTTGGGGATTAGTAGGCGGAAAAGTTGAGAATAAAGAAACACCTGCAGAAGCTCTTATTCGTGAAATACAGGAAGAAGTTGGCGCTGTTGATTATAAAAAAATAATTCCACTAGAATTATTCACAAGTGAAGACCAACACTTCTTTTTTAATACCTATGTAATTTTAGTAGAGAATGAATTCATTCCTACGCTAAATGACGAACATGTAGGCTATGCATGGTGCAGTTACAATCAATGGCCTAAGCCGCTACACCAAGGCGTGAAAAGAAGTTTGTCAAACAAGACAAACAAAACAAAATTGGAATTGATTTTAGATCTTATCTAATTACCAAGGGCGTGCTAGTTGCGCCACTGATGGTTCGATCTGTTGAAGGACTTGAGTTTCTAAGTTCTGCTTAAATGTAGAAATAGTCTCTTCGCCTAGAGCTTGAAATACCATTTGTTCAACAGCCGGTTGTGTTAGTTGATTAAACGGCACAAATGTCAATGGATCTGGCTCACTTAGCCCAACATTTCCAAAATATTGGGCGCCGTGACCATCTTCATCAGTTGCCGATAATATAAATTCTATATTATAAACAACATTGCTTAACTCATTTAATACAGGATGAGCTAAAAATCTACCAAATTCCCAAGTATAGGTTATTACTGGCATTATTATAATCCTGGATCACCTGCCACAAAATCGCCGGGCATTTCTGGAATCACTGAACTAGAAGTTGTATTAGTCTGAGGGGTTGCGTCAGGTAAGAAGCTTCGTGTGTAAGTGTTAGGTAAAATGCTTGCTTCAATAGCAGGAACATTTAACCAAACTTTAACCCATTCTAAAATTTGCTCTTTAGTAACTTCTTCGTACGGAACAAAATCTGGTCCTATATTACTAACTGGAAGTTCTTGAACGCCGATCATATCTTTGGTTCTTGCACCATCTGTTGCTGTACATTTCCAGACAACACGATATACAACATGTTCTTGATCTCCATGTTCTGCAATAACATCGATGCTTTGCACATCCCATTCATAAGTAACGGCCATAAACTAATCTCCTAATGTACTATTTATTGTACAGAGTTAACATTTACACCGTCTAAATTACCATTTGGCGGTGTAGATTTTTGCATTTCTTGAATTTGTGCAGATGCTTGGATTCTAACTGTATCAACTAATTGAGCTGATGTTTCGTATGGTAACTTTACCAAACCCATCATAATTACATTGATTTCGTCAATGGTAAATTCAAGATTAATTTTTTGTTGTTGTGGTTGCTGATTTTGCATAATAAATCTCCTATGATATTATTTATATAGGTATATTATAGGGAAGGTCCTGGATTGGAATTAGTTGCCCACGGAACTTCAGTTGTTGGTGCCACATGAATTTTAGCCAGTCTTTCGGCTAACGCTTGCATGGCCTGCGGAATAAGCAAGTCATCATCGATCCATTCTAATACCATTTCTTCAGTTAGTTCCTCGTAAGGAGTATAATTATTTGGATCAAAGTCGGCGGGTGCCGCTAGTACAGTAGCTCTGAGTGCTTTATCGTAATAATGAATATCTTTAGGTGTATAGGGTTTAGTACCATTTGTATTAACACTATGGCCGTCGGCATCAACTGCTTGTAATTTCCAGTGTACATGCGTTACTACATTTTCAATTTGATCAACTAAGGTTGTATTCAATTGGCTAATTGATAGCGTGTAAGTTATATTTGTTGAAGTATCAACAATAATTTTTGGCATTATGCTTCACCTTTTAAAAGTTTAATTTCTTCTTTAAGGGCGTCTAATTCGGCTTTCATATCTTTAAATGCTTCAATAAACAATCCTGCAAAGTTACCATAACTAACACCATATTCATCGTGTTCTTTATTATATGTAACAACTTCTGGGACAATTGGATCAACTTCTTGTGCAATAACACCTAAGTGCTGTTGATTTGGATTCCAATTATCGTTGTTCATTACAGGATTGTCTGTTCGTTTATAGTAAACGCCCCTTAATTGTAAAACTTTATTTAAAGCGTTATCAACTGTGACAATATCTTTTTTCTTTCTTACATCAGAGTAAGCATAAACTTCACTGGTAGCATAGACAATACCGTCAACATAGTGGCTTCCGTTTGTTCTGGCTCTATATCCGCCTACAGTGCTCGAACCGCCAATGCCCATACAGGAATTGCCTCTTAACCAGTAAAAATGCCAACCAGTTGATGGATCCCAAGCACCTCCGTTACCGCCTGTGTCATACATACCTAATACATTGGCAGCACCATGTGTTAGCACAATACCAGTGTATCCGTTACGATATCCATTCATTACCATTGCGCCATAACTGCCGTCACCTGCGTTTGCGTACCAATGCGGAGCAGCACTTTGTCCAGACACACTAGGGAAATATAGTCCGTGAGCACCGTTACTTTGTAACCATGTATCTACTTGATAGTAACTATTACCTCGTTGACTTAATACACGACTGCCAACATCATATAACGCTCCAGCATATAGTCCTTGGTTACCGTTACCGCCCTGACCAATTCTAATTACAGAGCTGTTAGAGTAATATACTAATTCTAAAGGATCACCGTTACTACCAGAGTTAACTGTGTCAAAATAACCGTTAGTACCAATTACTCCGTAAGCTGTATTGGTATTGTAGAAATTGCTTGCAAATATACTAGAAGCAATTAAGTTTTCGTAGCCTGTACCTGGATTGTTAACAATACTAATACGACCACTAGATTCGATAGCAATAGAACTAGCTACAACACCTCCCCAGTGGAGACCTAGCCTAGGAGGAGTATAACTACTATTCCCACCAAAGTTAGCTTCTCGTAATTCTAAGGACGCATGATAGTATGCAGTACCGCCGTTGGTACTATTAGCAATTTGATAGTCGCCTGCACTATTATTAGGAATGTAACCACTACCGTTACTTAACTGGTTGTTGTTAGTCAAATTACCTGTAGTCCATACCTGATTACCGCCGGCCCAAATATTGGTATTGAAGTAGAAGTTGTAACTACTGTAAATATGAGCCCACGATGAGTTTGCAGGTCCAAACTGTATATAACCTTGGTTACCAGTAAGTCTTACGCCCCAGTCGTTGTTGCCATGAAAGTAAGATCCAGTAGATGAGTTATCAAAATAGATACCTGCATCGGCCGGGTTACTTGTGCCACCGGCACCTACATGTAATTTGTTGTCGCCGCGACTTGTGTATGCTTGTGTTCCAGCACCGTTACCTACGGAGAAACTATTACCGCATGTCCAACGAGTTTCTGTATAACCGCCAGGAATTGCGCCGCCACTCCAGGTAATCGATGCTGCTCTTGCATCTAGCAAACTAATAGTCCAAGTTCCACCTGATCCAATATAAGGTACATATATTTCTAGATATTGTTGATCATATGTACTAGCACTTAATACTCGAACATATTGAACTTGTGTGCCTGCATAACTAGATCCAGTAAGCTGATGGAATGCAAAACCACTCCTGTCGTTAAATGCGCCACTGACAATAAATTCTGTAACACCGTGTGGGCCGCTACTATTACCGTCTTGAATAATAACACGAACTGACCACTGGCTTGTACCTAAGTTAGCAATACGATACCAACCTACTCCTGGAGACTGTTGAGTGTTTTGTACATTCTGCAAGCCAGTTGGTACAGTCATATAACTGCTGCCGTTGCTTAACTGTGTGTTGCTGGTTAAGTTACCTGCATGCCATACTTGGTTGCCGCGGACAAACGCATCACCGTTACCGTTTACTCGGTAAGTCCAAGTTGATCCATCATTAACCGCAATTGCATAAGTGGCACCGTTGGCAACTTGAGTATATTGTCCGTAGTCGTAACCGGCTTTATCAACTCTAATACCCCAGTCTGCATTGCTTCTGTCACTGACTGCAAGTACAGCGTCAGTTCCTCCTAGTCCAAACGGGTTACTTGTTCTGTAGAATATTACAGAACCGTTGTCAACTCCGCCTGCAATTAATCCGCCACCGTGATTGCCGTAACCAACTGGTGTGCTAATGTGACGACCAAAAGTAGCATCATTGGTTGATAGGTTAAATTCTAAAGGCCAGTAGCCGTTGACAGTTGACCAACTTGTACTGTTAACACCACCTCTTAGAACATAGAAAATGTTGCTGTTGTTGTGCAACATTGCACTTAACTGGTCAGTGTCTTGGAAATAGAGTGTTGGACTACTATTGTTAATAACAATATTACCAGTAAATGTCGGACTAGTACCTGAAATATATCCAGGACCGTTTGTCAGCTGATTCAAGTTGGTTAGACTGCTTGTTGTCCAATATTCAATCCAACTACTCCAACTTCCGCTGCTCATTGTTCTATATGAGGTACGGTTCTGATAACCAGTCATACCGATAGCATGTTGGCTACCCCATGATCCGCCATCACCACTACCGCCACGATGTCTTGTATTAACTATGTGGTACCATGCTGTTCCGTATGGTGTGTTTGCCGTAGCATAGATAGAACCTACACGACTTCTGTCAGTACCCCAGGTGTTAAAATCGTTAGCACTATCACTGATGTTAGTTTGTGTGTAGTTGTGATCACCAGTTGGGCCGCCTGTAATACCGTCTGCGTATCCAGCATAGATCTTGTTCCACGCACCCCATGATCCGCCTTCGCGGAATCTGATGTTCATGTACGGATTGCCATACCCTGTTCTATTAATGGCAGTCATCATAGCATAACTGCTATATGCATACTCATTACCTAGACCTTGAGTCATTACATAGTATTGATGTGCGCTACCGGGGCCGTCTGTAACACCTGTGTCTTGTCGCACATACCACATACCAAAATCAGGTATACCAGAGAAGCTGGTATATGTACTGTGATTCTGTCCGCTATTATTCCATAATTGACTCTTGGTCAACCCGCCTAACTGTGCTGCGCTACCACTAGAAGTAATATATCCAGGACCGTTGCTCAACTGATTTAAGTTGGTCAAGCTAGTAGTTGACCAATTTCTTGCCGCTGTTACAGGACCAGCTTCAACAGTTCCAAATGATGTATCAAAGGTAATTGCCCAGTTGGCAATCCAGTTGCTGGCAGTATATCCGCTGTAACCTAACTGAACATCAGTAACATATACTTGCGGGTAAGACCAACCGGAGCTTGTTTCTCCAATCCATATACAGTTACGGGAGCCATCATGGCCCCAACGAATATTTAAATCGCCGCCACCATGTGTTGATTGATATGCAAAATTATTATACCAGCCACCTGGTCCATAGTTATAACCGCCTACTTCGATAGTTCTACTTGTGCCAGCATTGCCGCCTGCGTATTCGTATATCACAATAGTCATACGCATCATGGTGCTGGTTCGGAATACAGGTAATCTAATTTTAATTGCACCTGTAATAGAACTTGTGCTAGTTACATAACTTCCGCCGCCTGGGCTAGTAATTCTTAGTCCGTTACCGGTACCGGAGTTATCTACAACAGCACCGTTAGTTGTATAAATGTTAGCAAATGTTGGACTGCTACCAGTGGTTACATAATTAGAACCGTTGGCCAATTGGTTTACATTGGTTAAGTTACCTGCATGCCATATAACATTTGATCCAACATAAGGATTGTAACCAAAAGTCATACGACCTGTGCTAGCACTGATATCAAATGCTGCATCTGATCGAGCTGCTACAGATCCAGTGAAGCCATTTTTCATTACAGTAAACGCATCACCGTATCCACTAGTTGCTAGTTTACCTACAAACCAGGCAGTAGTCGAATCAGCAACTACTGGGAATAAAATAGCAGAATAAGTGTTAGCACTAGGGTTAACCCTAATACCTTCACTCCAGTTACCACTTCCCGTTGTATTAATAGTCAGTGCAGGAGTACTATTTCCGCTACCGTTTAGTGTGCTACCGGCGGGCGCCCAAGTAGCAAAATTAGTTACAGTACCGCCGTTGGTACCCCAAGTATTTCCGTTACCAAAATATAATGTTCCGTTTGCAGCCTGAATAACTGAAGGGTTGTTCACGCCGGAACTATCTTGGTTACCCATTAACAGTCGTTGAGCGCCACCAGTGTTTGTAATACGGAAGTAGTCCTGTACAGCACCTGCACCAGTTACATCTAAAGCATAGGTTGGTGCAGAGCTGCCGCCAACTCTTGTTTTTCCGCCACCACTTGCTACATATACATCACCGTTAATATAGTGATTTAAATAAACACCTTTACCGGTAGTAGATCCGTCAATGATAATTTGACCTTCGCCATAACCTTTGATGTTCGCAACACCAGTAGTTCTATCTAATTGTAGATAGTCAGTCCGTTGATCTGCCATGTCGTAAATTGCGGCAGAACAAATAAACCATGTTACCGGAGCTGCTCCTGACGGATTTGGGCTACCACTTAGAGCAAAGAAATGTGTTGAACTAAATGTTCCTGAGTCTCCACACATTACTACATAGATATACTGCTCCCATTTGCCTGTTCCAACATTATTAGTTGCCCAGTAACTGGCGCTGTTAGTTCCAAAACTGTTTGAATGAAAATTTAGTGTGTAACCTACTGGAATTCTTGCCTTGAACACACAGGCAATTACTGCGTTAGCTCTAGTTCCAACCGCAAAGTAGAAACCACCAAAATTTGGACTTTGGCCAGTGCCGGTATGTTGCACTTGCATTACAAATCCACTTGTTGTAGGAGTTCCGGCAGGTGCCGCAACTCTTGTAACAGTAACCTGGCCGCTACTTGCATTATCGTAAACAGCAATTCCGTTATTTCCACTTTGGAAATTTTCATCCGGGTAGTTTGTATTTTTTCTTCCAGTTGCTCTTATAACACCATAAGATAATAGTTGAGCACCAGCTTGTGTAGTTTCTCGTTGATCCCAGTTTATGTCACCGTTGAATTTTAATGCACCACCGCTAGTAGTACCGCCGATGTTTAAACTAGTGCCGTCAAATGTCAAGTTAGCGGAACCGGCAAATGCATTTCCGCCATCTTTATATATAACTTGGTTAGCACTACCTGCATTAATACCAGCTCCGCTAGCACCTGCAGATCCTTGTTCGCCTGATGGACCAAATCCTACATTGGCTATACTAGAACTAGTTTCATAAAAACTACTGTCAAAGTATAATGCAGTTCCAATGGCTCTTGCCGTAGTTTTTACTAGAGTACTGTTTTGATAGTATCTTACATTGGCACCATCGTATACAATGCTAAAAATATCTGTGTTTGCATAGCCGCCGCCGTTGTAAACGGATGCGTTATTTTCATAAATTCGTACAACGCCAGCATCAAAATAGAATGAATAGTCAAGCGAACTGTAACTTCCATCAGCAGATGGGTCAGTATTGAGACCCCACATAACATGGGTAGTCTGTGAAGTAGGACTTGCTGTAGCAAACGCACCTCTTACATAACCTTGAACAGAATAAACTTGTCCGTCCCATGTGTTATTATTGCCTGATGACTTTGTAAAAATGCTGTAGTTGGTAGAAGACACACCACCAGTCATTACTGGAGTCCAGTGATTTGTACCTGCAATACCAGTTGCACCTGTGGCGCCAGTTGCTCCCGTTGATCCAGTACTACCGCCTACTCCACTCTGTCCAGTGGCGCCAGTAGCACCTTGCAGACCAGTAGCACCTGTACTTCCTGTTAGACCAGTGGCTCCTGTAGAACCAGTAGAACCTCGAATTCCGGTGGCGCCTGTAGTACCAAAAGTACCTGTGGCACCAATTGGTCCGGTTGAACCTGTACTACCTTGATTACCTTGCTGTCCTGTAGCACCAGTAGCACCTGTACTACCAACAGTACCTTGTGTTCCTGCGGCACCTGTAGCACCTTGTGGTCCAGTAGCACCTGTAGTACCTTGTAGTCCTGCTAAACTAAATGCCCAGTTAGCATAAGGACCGGCGCCAGCTGTTCCGCCAACTAAGTCCACATTAACTGTAATATCTAGCCCGCTAACTGCGGTAATATTACCTATCATAAAGTTTGTAGGAATTGCAGGATATACAATCTGTACTCTTGTTCCTACTATATAGGCATTAGCAATATTAACTGTCCAAGTTTTAGATCCTGTATTATTGGTATTACTTGTAGATGAAGTAACTTTGTAACCTAAACCAGTAGCACCTGTACCGCCAACACTACCTGCAGAACCTGCTGCTCCGGTAGAACCTTGTGGTCCTGTAGCACCTGTTGCGCCCTGCGGGCCAGTTGATCCTGTTGCTCCGCTAGCACCTGTAAATCCCGTTGAACCTGTAGCACCAGGATTACCTGATGCGCCTATACCAGTAGCACCTGTGCCTCCTTGTAAACCGGTTGCGCCTGTAGCACCTGTTGATCCAACTGGACCTGTAGATCCTGTAGCACCTGTTGATCCAACTGGACCTGTAGCACCTGTACTACCTTGTGGACCAGTTGCTCCGCTATTAGCAGCAACGAAACTTAATACACCGGTTCCGTCAGTGGATAATACATGGCCGCTAGACCCTGGTGTTTGCGGGAGGGTAAGTGTAACAGTTCCTGTAGTAGGACTTTTTAAGGTTACATTACCTTGTTGACTGGTATCTAAATTGATTGACATAGGTTAAAACTTTATCCAATATTTATCTGTTCATAATTTGTTAATTTGTAACTTCTGCGGTATCCACATTTGCTACAAATCTTACTGTGTTTGATCCGTCGCCCTTGCCTGTAATTTGCAATACGCCGTTAACGGTATCTGCAGATATGTTAACATCCCACGCTGCTACGCTAGACCATATCTTTGTCTTGTTTAATACTCTTAGAATAGTAGTCCCTGCTCCAGAATAACGACTTGCAACACCGTTAAATTCCCAAGCACCCTCATCGTTTGAAGTTGTTGATCTAGCAACAACCATAACTTTAAACGAATATGTACTGTTATCAGGAATAGCAATTTGATTTGCAGCCGATGCAACTCCGTTATTAGTAGTTAATGCAGTATACAAGTTAGAGATGTTAGAAACTCTCATTACAAATTTTCTTGTTTGTGCATCGCCTGCTGTAGAGAAACTACCATTTGCTGTAGCTCTAACGCCTGTTGTTAATCCTCGTGCAGTGGCTCCTAAGCCTTGAACTAGCGTATTTCCGCCAACATATACATCACCTGCTATACCAACACCACCGGCTACAGTTAAAGCACCTGTTGCTGTTGAGTTTGTAGCAGTTGTGCTATTAACAAATACTTTACCGTTGGCCTTAGGAGCTAAAATAATGTCAACAATTGTTTCACTACCTTGTGCAGATAGAGTTGCACCTGTTGCTGTACTACCACCAGTTACTTGTAGGTAGTTTAATGCAGCGGCGGTATGATTAATTCTAAACTGCGGTGAACCTGAACTAGTACCTATTGTAGCATTTGTTCCAAACAATAAGCCGTTGTTACTATTGTATACAGTAGTTGTTCCGCCAGATCCTTCAAAGAACAATCTAGCACTATTAACACCAGTAACAATATCTTGTCCTAATACTAATCCAGTAGCTCCGCCAGATGCTTGTGTAATTCTTACATTACCGTTGCCCTTGCCAGTTAAGGCTAAATCACTAGTTGGATCGCTACCTTGTGCGGATAGTGTGGCAGGATTACCTGTTGCTGCTCCTGCTGCTCTTACATAGTTAATGTTAGCTGTGCCAAAGTTTCCGTTGTTAGAAACATTAACTTGGCCAGCAATGTATACATCTTTACCAAATCCTGCTCCGCCGCTTACAATTAATGCACCGCTGTTAGTACTAACTGCGTTAGTAATATTAGTGATTGTCATTGCAACATTAGTAGATCCGCCACGACTTGTAACACTTTGTAGTGTAGAAGTATTCCAAATTACAATAGCACCGAATGTAGAACTAACCGCAGTATCTGTGCCGGCATTGATAGAGCTAACACCAACACCTCCTGAACCTAGACTAGATGTTGTTAGTACTTGCAGGCCATTACTGTACATGTCTCCTGCATATAATTTACCGTTAATACCAACACCGCCTTGAACAATTAATGCACCAGTTGCTGTACTTGTGGCTGCTGTTCCCGATGCTAGGTATAGAGATCCAAATCTTGCTGGTCCAAATGTTCCTGTATTAGTAAATGTTGGAGTATATGTTTGCGTACCACCTGGGTAAACATTTGTCTTGTAGACAAATGTTTGAGTAGCATTGTCCATACCAATGAAAGCATGGTTAGACCAAGTAGTATTTGAACTAGCTGTAGTGCTGTAGTGAAGAATCAAACCTCGATCAAAGCCGTCGTTAGTTGCAAGGCTTGTGTTTCCAACACCTGCACCTAATTCTAAAATTGGGTCAATTATATAAGTCTGTGTGCTATTAACAAATGTCTGTGTTCCAAATACTTGTAAATTTCCGTAGACAGTAGCATTGCCGCCAATAATTGCGTTCTTAGCAACACCAATTCCGCCTGCAACACTTAAGGCTCCGTTTGTAGAAGTGTTAGACTCGGTTGTACTAGTAATACTAATTGACTGATTAGTAGTCGCACCTCGACTAGTTACACTTTGAAGGGTGTCAGTTTCAGTTGTTAGTACTAATAATCCACCTGAGAAAATTGCTCCAGTTACAGTCAGTGTGCTAAGGATCTGTGTTAAAGTACTATAGATCGAAGTAACGCCTAACGCACCTGGAACTGACGATCCAATATTAATATTAGCAATAGAAGTTGCTGTACCAGATGCACCAATGTTAACTGTTTTTAGTACTGTAGCAAGAGTTGCACCAGATGCAATATTTGCAGTTAGTGCGGCTGTGCTGTTAGATATAAAAGAGTTTGTTCCACTGTGCGTCAATGTTCCACTAACAGTAATATCTTCCCAACTATTAACATCTGCATCGTCTACTGTGACAGTTGTACCTAAAGTAGTAACCGCTGAAGACCAGTTACTATCTGTAATAATTACAGGAACTTTAGATTTGTATGCACTATTTTCTGCAAGAACTTCTTGCATTAATATAAATGCTCGGCCACCTATTGCCGGAGATCTTCTCCAATATTCTACAACACCTGTCGAAGTACTGTATGTTACGGAGTGATTTGACGCTGCTGAACTTATAGCACTTTCACTTGACTCATTAAACCAATAAGTTGTTCCAGCTAAAGTTGTTGCAGAATCTCTAGTATACGACATCCAAATAATATCATTTTCTGAATTGTCACTGAGAGACGCACTGTTAAACACTTTAACAGTACTCTTAAATTTAAATGTTGCACTATCGCCAACTGTTGGTAAGGTAAAGGACAAACACTTAATCCACCAGTTTGCTGTAGATACTGCGCCAGCAGTTACAGAATTTTCAACATATCCTGGAAAACCATATATTTCACCACCAACCCACAGGTCTCCACCAACTCCAACTCCACCAGTTACTTTTAAAGCACCGGTGCTAGTTGATGTTGCAGTTACAAAAGAAGTAATTGTAATTGCGTTTGATGTAGCAGCTCCTCTATCAGTAACTGCCTGTAGAGTATCAGTTGTTTCAATCTTAACAATGCCAACACCGGAATCAGGTGTTACAACAATACCAGAACCGGTTGTAATTTTACTAACACCATAACTACCGATTGTAGATGTTGTTAATACTTGTGCTCCGTTTGCATAGATATTATAACCTTTGATATCGCCTGCAACATCTAACCATACAGATGGTGTGCTAGTATTGATACCAATAAAGTTACTGCTAGTTCCGGAGGCAATAGTTAACGGGCTGTTTGGACCAAGTTTTAATCCTTCGTTAACTCCGCTTCCAAAAATCCATGATCCGCTATCGTATCTTAAGTCTATATATCCAACACCATTGAACCAAGTTTGTGCAAATCCTGGACTAAAAACATTAACAGCAGAGCGTGTGTACTGTGTAGAACTGCCAACACTTAACGAACTAGTAATGTTTATTGCATTAGTAGTAGTAGATCCCCTAGTAGTAACAGATTGTAGTGTACTTGTATTAGTTACAACCACAATACCTCTTGGCGTATTAACAGAAATATCTTCTCCGCCTTGTAACTCTGTAACTGCGTAATTAAAAATAGTACCAGTTGTTACAACTCGAGATCCAAAATCATAGACTGCATTTGCCCATACTGATCCTTCAACTCCGATGCCACCGTTAACTAATACTGCACCAGTAGTTGTCGATGTAGAATCTTGACCGTAATAGAAAGATACTTGATTAGTAGTTACTCCGCCTCGGCCAGTAACTGATTGTAGGGTACTTGTATTCCAAACAGTTACTTGGCCAGTACTAGAACTAACTGCTGTATCAGTTCCTGCAACAATTGCACTTACACCAGCAGCACCTAAACTAGCAAGAGTAAGAACTTGACTGCCGTTGCTATACATGTTCTGAGCGTAAATATCACCTTGAACACCAGCACCTCCAAATACTTGTAATGCACCAGTAGTAGTCGAACTTGCTGTTGTACCATTTAATATAGCAACACTGCCTGTACTGATAGCTAATCGTGTAACTCCATCGGTGTCAATAGTAGCAACACTGCTAGTAGAGCCTAGTTTAAATCTAACAGTACCTTCTTTATCTTTGAACACAATACTGTGATTTGGAGTCAGCATTGTGTCTGTCATTTCTAAGAATGTGCTAGGGCCTGCCGTTTTAATATGCTCGCCTAATGTTAACGATCCTGAAATATTAATATTGCCCTGGGCTCCAATGCCACCTCCAACTATTAATGCACCAGTAGTGGAATTAATAGATGTAGTAGTACTTTCTAATTTTAAGCTACCAAATCTTGCAGGTCCCCAATCACCTAGACTAGAAAAACTTGTTACATTACTAAATGGTAGACCAGTTAAAATGTTAGTTTTGAATACAAAAGTTTGAGTAGGATTATCCATACCCAAGAATGCTTGACTAGAATACGCTGTATTTGATGTAGCTGTTGTACTATAATGTAATACAAGGCCTCGATCAATTCCATCATTGACTGAAATAGTAGTTCCGCCGATTCCGCCGCCTAATTCTAATAACGGATCAGCAACAAAAGTATTTGTACTATCTACATAAGTTGTAGATCCGTATACTTGTAAGTTACCATATACTGCTGCATTACCACCGACAATTAGATTTCTTTCAATGCCAACACCGCCTGCTACTCTTAGAGCGCCTTGCGTAGAAGTGTTGCTATCTAAATTATTTGTAATAACAATAGTTTGATCAGTGGAGCTGCCTCGACTAGTTACACTTTGTAGTGTTGAGTTACTCCAAATAACTACAGGACCAGTTGAGGTACTAACTACTGTATCTGTTCCGGCTGTTATATTACTAACACCGTAGTTGCCCAGAGTTGCTTGTGTAATTACACGACTATCTGAATCATAAATTCCAGAAGCATAAATGTTTCCTCCTACACCCAAGCCACCTGTAATAACTAAGGCACCTGTTGTTGTAGAACTTGCATTTGTTCCATTGGTAAACAATAATGCATTTGATGTAACTGTGCTTCTATCAGTAATACTTTGTAAAGTAGCAATGCTCCAAACTACAACATCGCCAGTTGAAGTACTAACTGCTGTATCTGTTCCGGCTGTTAAACTAGTAGTACCAATATTATTAATTGTAAATGTAGCTGTGGTTCCGCTTGAATTTAAATTAGTAATTGAGATTGCAGTTCCAGCAACTGGTACAACTTCTGTTACTACTCTATTTCCATTATCGTATACTTGTCCGGCACGAACTGATTTTACAACAGATATGCCACCATCTACTACTACTGCACCAATGTTAGTTGAAGAACTATCTGTGTCAATTGCGCTTGAAATTCTTAAAGAATTTGTTACAGTTAAATCAGCAATAGTTGCACTAGTTACATTTAATTCTGAAACATTAATTTGTCCGCCAACTGATAAATTTTTACTTATGCCAACACCGCCAGCAACAACTATAGCTCCACTGTTAACATCAGTTGAATTAGTTAAATTAGTTGAGGTAAAAATTGCATTAACAATTGCAGTGTTTACTTCTATATCTCTAATATAGGCATCGCCGACGATTAGATGTTCAATAGTACCTGTACTGCGAACAGTAATACTACCACCTACCCCAACACCACCAGCAACAATCAATGCACCAGTACTGGTACTGAAACTATCTGTGGGATTAGTTATAGTAATTGCTTGATCTGTACTGGAACTTCTACTAGTAATACTTTGTAATGTAGCAGTACTCCAAACAACTACTACACCAGTTGAACTAGATACCGCTGTGTCTGTTCCTGCAGATAAATTAGTGATACCAAAATTGCCAATGGTTGCTGTGGTAATAACTCTAGCATCAGCATCATATAAACCAACACCATATATAGTGCCTGTAGTAATAAGACTGCCAACTGTTGATGTTCCTGTTACATTGATGCTACCGCCAATTGTAACATCTCTGCCAATGCCAACTCCACCCACTACTCTTAGTGCGCCGGTGTCAGTGCTAGTAGAATTTGTGCTAGATGTTACATAAGCCGTTACAACAGTAAATGGATTAGTACTAACGATACCGCTTTGTAACTGCCAGCCGGTGCCGTTCCATACCCATGTTCTAATACCAATAACATAGGTGTCGCCTATTTGTGGGTTTGAAGGAAAATTTAAATCTGCCATTTCTTATACGCCTGTAAACTGGATCCAATAATAGTTCAATCCGTCTTTAACCCACTGATATTCAACGCCAATGCTTGGATCAATCCAAAAGTCTCCGATATTATTTGTAGCTGTTGTTGGAGGTGTTAACGAAATGCTAACCTTAGGAGCATACACTCTTAATCCATTGCTATAAATGTCACCGCCGACATGCAATTCTTGTCCGATTCCAACTCCACCTCCGACTACTACTGCTCCAGTAGTTGTAGATCCAGAAGTAGTAATTGAAGTAACTGCTAAATCACCAGTAAATGTTAAGTTACCATTAACTTGTAAATCACTTTCGATAAGAGTTAAACTACCGCTAGGGTTAAGTGTTAAGTTACCGCTAATTGTTCCGATAGTACCTGACGCAAATAATAAAGAACCAACTTGAATACTTGTTGGCTGCAAAATAGCAGCATTAACACCGTCACTGATTGTTAAACTTTGAATAGGTCCTAGTTTAAAGTTAGCAGTACCAAAGTCAACATTACCGGTTCTTTGATTAATACGGAACTGGTTTCCAACTCTAAAGTCTCCTATGTGGTCAACAGTTTGATAATAAATCTTGGCTCTGTTTAACTGTATAATTTCTTGACTTTGTATAGCTAGAGTAGGATCGTTTGATAGATCTTTACCTGAACCAATATAGCTCATATTAAAGGCAATGAGTTTAAAATCAATGCCTTCTCCGTCTCCATACGCACCGTAATTGCCATATACAGCCGCACTACCAATACTTCTTAATTCTGCACCAAACTGTCTATAATCAGCTAGTGTAATTTGTTTAGAACTTGCTACTACTGTGTCGTCAAATGCTCCAGCAGTAGAATATACATTTTGTGTTCCTAGGCCGTCATCTGAAAAAACTGTACCGCCATCACCGCCGTCACAATGTAAAAGTAAAACTGTACTTGCATCGCTGTCAAATGATTTTATAGGAGGGGTAAAAGTAGTTGTATATCTATTCACACTACTTACGCGAACTTCATCTACATAACCTTTTAGATACTTAGAGGGATCTAACCCGTCACCACCAATAGTCAAACTGTCACCGTTGGTTATATTGGCTACACTAGAAGTAGTTGCTTCTAATAATCCGTTATAGAATATTCTATTGTTGTTACTGGCATCTCTACTCATAGCAACATGATGCCATGTTCCCGTACTTATTGAAGTAGTACCTGTGAAGATAGTGGTACCGTGACGACCAGTTAATCTATTGGCTGCATTTATCCATAGTCCAAATTCTGTAGAAGCTACCGAGCCTTTATCAAAAATTTGTCTTATTCTGCCACTATCTTCTAAGAAAATAAATGCTTCAAGTGTGTACGGACTAGTTTCAAACTGAATATCAGTATTGTTAACAACTTCTAACAAATCACCTGCTGTAGTAAATCGTGCAGAACCAGTTCCATATTTTCTTTGGAAACTGCTAATAGTTGTATTTCCGTAGACATTAACAATTTTACCAGGACGGTCAGCAGCTTCTTCAAATCCGCTGGCTTTTCCTTGCAGATAAAGATAATCATTATCAACTTCGTCAATAACTCCGCTGGCCAGTACAGTACCAGTTGAACCAATATAATATAAATTATGCCCAACTACATAAGTTCCAGTATTATTAGATACTTTTAATCTAGTACGGCCAGCACCGCCCCATCCTAGCGTACCGCTTTCTCCGTGGAATGCTTTATCTGCAAAGTAAGCAAATGTGTTTAATGCTTCTAACTTAACTCCATTGGTTAAGTAGATTGATGTTGCGCCTGGAGTGATGAATGTGGCTTCGTTCACCAACAAAGCCGGCTGAATTGAATTAGTTGTTATATTAGCACCGTCAGCATATATTCCACCACCTGCATCGTTGCTGTCATAACCGTAAGGATCGCTTGCTGTTCTAACACTACCACGAGTTAAAACTGTAAATCTTTCAATGTATGCGCTTCGTAAAACAGTAGTTACTGTTGATGCATATTTAAAAGCATAACCAGGCTTATAAAAATTACCAACTGTAAAGTCACTAATCGTAGTTCCGCCGTTTATTAAGAATGCTGTTTGTGTATTGGTCGCTGTAGTCGGTTCTACAAATACTTCACGAAGTCCTGCTCCACGAATACTAACACCTTCTGGAATTAACAAAGGAAATTCTTCAGTATAGTGCCCCGGTTCAATAAAAATAGTATGGCCGTCGGACGCCTGAGCGAGGGCATGTTTGATGGTTCTAAATGCGCTTTCAGTTCTTCTACCGTCATTTGCGTCATTGCCAGCGCCGTCAGATACAAACCAAACATGGTCGTCATAATTTAATAGATCGACACCATTAACGAATGCACTACCGTTAACAAATAAATTATTTAAAGTTGCAGTACTTAAAATATTAAGATTGTTACTGTAAATATCATTCCAGTAATTTGTACCGTTACCTAATTTATATAAATTAGCTGTCTTAGGTAAGATGTCAGATACAACTTCTGCACCAATGTATAGTGTATCAGTTCCAGTTTGGTTACCTAGTTGAATATTGCCATCGGCTGTAATGTTGCCAACAGCATGAATGTTTCCGCCTACAAAAACATCTTGAACTACTGCAAGGCCGCCATCTACAATAAGTGCGCCTGTAGTAGTTGAAGTAGAATTAGTTTGATTGCCCGCTGTTAATGTGCTTAATACATTTACGCTACCGAATGCTGTAACTGTTCCGGTAAACGCTGAACGGCCACCGATATTAATATTCTCAGTGACTCCTAGTCCGCCATAGACTACGGCTGCGCCGGTGATTGTGCTTGTTGATGTAGCTGTTAGCCCGTTTAAAACCACAAGGCCATTCTTAACTACAAAGTTACTTTGTGCCATTCAGATTCCCTTTCCTCTTGACGGCTGGTCTTCGATATTTATGCTCAAACGAGTAGATGTTAAAAAAGGACCTTTCGGTCCTTTTTATGATGTAATTGCTAGTCTTAGTGCTTGTACTGCCATTGCAGTAGGCGAGTAATTAGGTGTAAATGTGACTTGTATTAGTCCACCGTTATATACGGCGTTAAATTCTCCTAACTCTCCAGTGTTAGTTACAATACCGTATTGGCTAATATAAGAACCATTAGTCTGTTCGCTACCATCGTAAGTTACCATGATTTCAACTACATGGAATTTGTTAGGAACAAATCCAGTATCAGTAATTTGTACTAGATATTTTGCTGTCCTAAAAGATCCGCCATTGAAAGAGTCAATTGTAATCTGTCCATTTGATACAATTCCTGTAGTACTAGTTGACGCAATTTGGTTATCAACTACCTGTACAGTAGCTCCTTTAATTGTCCCGCCGGCTGTAATGTTTCCACCAACTCCAACTCCGCCTACAACTTGTAATGCACCTGTGTTTGTTGTACCGTTGTTGATCGAACCTGAACCAAACTTAACTTGACCATTAGATACCCATAGCGCATATCTGTTAGTAGCACTTGCTCCGCCGATAACCGCTGGGGCATCTTCAACAAACAATGTAGCAATGTTTTGCCAAGTAGGATTTAAAGTACCAACTAAGTTAGGCTTATTAATACTATGAATAACAGCATTACCTGCATTTACTCCGGTGCTGTTTAAATCAGTGTATGTTGATGTTGATAATTGTAAGCCAGGACCGTTAACAGTCCACTTGCCTGCTTGCACATCGCCAACTCGCTTGATACTTCCGCCAACCCATAGGCCTTCGCCAATACCAACTCCACCCCAAACTTCTAATGCGCCTGTACCAGTTGTACTTGTTACAGTATTTTGTGATAGGATGTGCGTAGATTTATCAATCCATACATCACCCCCAATGCCTACACCACCTGCAACAGTTAAATCACCATATGCTGTACCAGTTGACACAGTACCGCTATTGATACTAGCAGTGTCTACATTGATTCTTCTGGCATTAATTGTTTCTAAAACGCCTAAACCACCTTGTACAGTCAACGCACCGCTTGTTCTATCAATACTAGGAGTAGTTCCGTCAACTTGTAAAGTATTTTTTACAGTTAAGTTTGTACCGACTCTTGCACTTTGTCCAATATCTAGTGTTTGGCCGATGTGTACATCACCGCCAATACCAACGCCACCGTCAACAACTAATGCACCATCAGTAGATGTAAAGTTGCTAGTAGTGCTATAAATTCTAGTATTTTCTTGGACATTTAGTGCGCCACCTATGCCTACGCCACCACCTACTACTAATGCGCCGGAGTATGTGTTAGATGATACATCAGTTGCCCAAACATAAGCAGAACCTGTTGATACAAATGTACCACCGACATTTAAGTTCTTACCAATACCAACACCACCGCCAACAATAACTGCACCTGTATCAGTACTTTCTGATTCAGTTTGATTGCTAAAGAAGAATGTTGCTGTAAACTCTCCACCAATGTTACTATTAACAGTACCAGTAGTAAGAATCTGTGCGCCTGCGATATAACCTGCTTCACTTACTAACAAATATTTGGCGCCAATACCACCATTAGGTACTTGGATAGTGTTGTCAGTAATTGTGGTTAGACTCCACGCACCGTTAATGTAAGTAGAAGTCGAGTTTGGACCAAAGTAGCTAGATCCTCCGACGCTAATGCCGCCTGCAACTTGTAAAGCTCCGGTTAACGCACTGTTAGAATCGTCTGTATTATGTAATACTAACTTGCCTGCTTCTAGTGTAGCCCAAGAACCAGTTGTGTATAGTTGGCTAACATCTGTCTTACCATTAGCATCTGGAAGAATGTCAGTCTTTAAAATAAAGTGTTGGTTAGTTTGTTCAATACCAACAAATGCTCTGTAATCAGTTAAAGTATTAACTGCGTTTTGGTAGTGAATTAACAAGCCCTTGTCATAGACATCAGGAACTTGAAGCATTGTGCTGTCAACACCACCACCAATTTCAATTACAGGGTCAACAATATATGTGTTTGTACTGTTAACAACAACTTGTGTGCCTTGGCCTAATAGTAATAAGTCACCTTTAATAACTGCATTACCGTCTACAGATAAATCTCGTCCAATAGCAACACCACCAGCAACAACTAAAGCGTTTGTAGCAGTAGTTCCTGTTGAACTATCAGTTGCGCCAATAATTAAATTCTTTGTAATTCCAACGCCGCCGGTGACAACTAAAGGTGCTGCACTTTCAGAAAGAGCTGCTGAATCGTCGTCTACAACAATGTTAAAGGCATGTAAAGTCTGACCAATACCAACACCACCTTCTACAACTAACGCTCCAGAGTATGTGTTAGATGCATCAGTGCCGTTAGCTAGAAAAACTTGTCCAGCAATGTATGCAGAACCAGCAACTCCTATACCACCATTATTTGTAACTTGTAAACTATTACCTGCAACAGATGTTAAGTTTGCATCTCCAGAAACAAAGATGCCGTTCCTAGCATATAAATCTTGGCCTACACCTAGACCGCCCTGTATTGTTAGAGCACCTGTTGATGTACTAACTGAATTTTCTGTGCTTTGGAATGTACCTGTAGTTTGACCAACAAATCGGCCTCCTACATATAAATTACCGGCAATTCCTGCGCCGCCGTTGGGAATTTGTAAGGCGCCAGAACCTGTACTAATAGAATTGGTATTAGTTAAAATTCTAACTTCGTTAGGAAACTCAGCTACGCCAACATTCATCGTGGCTCTAGTTATAATTTCACTATTTTCGATGTAGTAGGTACCGTAGAAATTACCGCCACCTACACCATAAATTCCGTTGCCAAAACTCAAACCACCTACAACTTGTAATGCTTGAGATGAAGTGGTACTTGTACTACCTTTTGTCTCGCCAATGTATACAGTACCTGAAGTAATGTAGATAGAATATGGATTAACAATTGAAAGATTTGTACTTGCTGTGCTAGGTGCGCCGCTAATAAACAAACTAGCAGCATTGGTTAATGTAACATTTGTGTTAGTTGTATCAACTAACGAACTACCGAAGTAATTAATTGATGTCCAAGGTATTGTACCTACACCAGCAATGTCAGTATAAACAGAGTTGTTTAATGTTAAAGCTGCACCTTGGCTAAAATCTGTTCCGCTTACTGCGCCTACTCGCGAAATATGGCCTTGAACATTTAAATTGCCACCTATGCCGGCGCCGCCAGCGACAATTAAAGCACCGGTTGCCGTCGAGTCTGACTGTGCAGTCCCTTCTGCAACTATGCCTTGCTTGACAATAAAATCTTTATTCAATGCCATTTCTTATTCCTTAGTATTACCTAGTTATGCTGGTTCTTTGAACTTTTACAGTTTTGTTACTTGGGCTAGCAGCTCTAAACAATAACCTAACTAAGCCATTGCCCCCGACATTGAAATCAACATCAAAACTGCCATTTACTCCCCCAGTGGTGATTATACCGTATTCTGATTTGTAAACATTACCTGCATTATCGTTTAACACTACAATCTCCACTACATGAAACTTTGCTGTAGGTCCGGTTCCGTCTGTTACCTGAACTAAACTCTTTGCAGTTCTGTAACTTAAGGCGGGCCAACTGTCAACTACAGTAGTACTCGTGTTATTTATGCTGGTACTGCGAGTAAACAGTTGGGCATCCCCGTATTGGATACTGCCGTTAACCTGTAATTTATCTACAAGATTGTCTGTTTGTTGGCCAACTAGTAAATTTCCAGTAGCTTTAACTAAAATTAATCTATATTGATTGTTTCTGTCGTCATATAATGTTAAGCTACCTTCCCTTAAACTTGTTCCGCCTTGACCTGCTGCGTTATTTCCGCCTACTGCCCATGTATAACTTTGTCCGTTAGTAGCTGTGTTACGCATACGGAAGAATACACTGTCAACTGCTACGCGACTTTCTAGTGTTAGGCTCTTACCGCCGTAAATATTACCGCCAATTCCAACTCCTCCTAGTACTTTTAAAGCACCGGTCATTGTACTAAATGATTCTTCTATGTTAGCTACATAAAAAGGACTTGAAATTTCACCGCCATTCCATAACGGTGTTTCTAACGGAACTCCGTCTACATAAACTGCTCTGGCATAAACTGCACCGTTAACTCCTAGTCCGCCAGCTACTTGTAATGCACCAGTAAATGTAGATGTTGCAGAAGTTGCATCCATTACTGTTACAGTACCAGTGGACACTATTTGTCCTCCAATATTAACATTTCCGCCAATACCTGCTCCGCCGGCAACAATTAATGCACCAGTATCTGTACTAATACTTGTTTCTGTGCTTAACAGTCTTAGTTTATTTGCTTGAAATGTTCCAGTAGAATATAAGTTTGTAAAATATCCTACATCGGGAATTCTAGTTCCAATAGGACTTGAATCAATAGTCTTTGCAAATAGGTCTTGAGTTAACCCATCTCCTACAATTTGATACCAATATAACGGATCTATGTTTAATTTTTGGCTAGTTGTCCAGTCCGTAAAAAAATATCGGCCAGGACTAACAGTACCTGTACTAACTGCTACAATAGCACCAGCAAGTTCTTGTGTGGTATCTGCATCTTTTGCTCGTGCCCAAGTTCCGTTAAATCCAATACCTAAGAAAGCAACAGTATAGACACCGTTTTGTGCTGGGTTAGTTTGATTTTTAACTAGCACCCTATCGTCTAATTTTAAATCAACTCCGCTAACTTTGTTAGGTGCTCCGCCAACTAGTGTAACATTAGATGTAGTTGCAACTCTAACAGGTCCTTTAAAGGCTGTGTTTGCTTCTAGCGCAGGAATTACAACTGGTCCGTTAATATATAATGTACCTGTTCCTTGAGGATTGATAATAATATTGCCGTTAGGGATAATACTCTGTAAAAAAGTTGCAGTATTACTAAAAGTAAAATTTAATTTACCTAAAGTAGTTTGATAAGTCGTTTGACTATTAATAGTTGAAATTGTATAACCAGTTCCAGTAGTAGGAGAATTACCTAAAGCAGCCTGTGTCTGATTAAGTGTAATGTAACCGCTAGTAGAACTGGGGTTTTTAACTTTTCCGCTTAAAAGCAATGCCATATTATGATCCTACCACTAAAATAAACGGTGTCATTGTAGCATACAAACTCTTCTCAAAAGTTCGTCCTGCTAATACACCTGTACTCTGGCTAATAACTAAAGTTGGACCAATTCGGAAGTCACCATTTTGGTCAGTTGATGTAAAGAATACCTTACCATTGTTCAACTGAACAGTTTCTTTTCCTTGGTCTGGGTCAGCAGTACCAACCTGAGGTAAAGCACCGTACTGAGTTCCTGCTCCAACATATTCGAACAAGTACCCTGAAGCTGAAATATAACTCTGTTGATAGAAGTTAACACTACATCCATCGATAAACAATGTTGGATTTGTTACATTTTGTTCTAGTTTCACAATATGATATTGACCTTTTCTTGAGAAATAACCATTGCCTGTATTTACTGACCTGTAATTTCCGCCATACACAATATCAAAGATTACTGCATCAATAATTGCTCCTGTATCTCTATAACATTTATTTTTATCATAGTTATACTCACCTGTAAATGTTTGATCAATGTATGCAATAACTTCTGCTTTAACAAATTCCTTATTTGCCATAATCATATTATATGCATTAATTTTATTTGTACTAGGCGTTGAAGTCCCGTCAATTGGTTCTGGAGTTGGAGCAACGCTTGGTCCATTATTAATAATGTTTGTAATTAGATCAACGCCTGCGTATGCAAGTGTAGTTTCGCTGCTACTTGCAATTGGCAAATTAACAACTTGTCTTTGTTTTCTTTGATAAGTTTTATTAACTGGAGTTCCTTGAATAATATTACCAATAATTTGTCTAATAAATTCATAGGCAGCAGTAGTCTGAGGAATTTCATTTTCAATAGCAGTTGATTCACCGTCAAAGCCGTAGTAATAAACTCCTGCATGTACACTTTGACGATTTCCGCCGTGTGTTAAATCAAATCCAATGCAATCAATTACATATCCAATATCTCTCTTACATTTAACATCATCAAATGCCCAACCATCATTGTCTAAACTAATTCTAGCAACAACTTCATCTTCGATGAATGTTTTGTTAGCAACAAGAATATCAAATGAATCTAACAATCCTGTATCAGTTGTAATAAGTCCGTTTGGTACAATAATGTCACTTACTCCACCTGTGCCATTTTCTAATATGTTAATAATTACACTCATATTAGAGTTAAGTAGAGTAGCTGCTTCTTGAGTACCTGTAGTTAAATTAACAACTTGTGTGGTTACATTTCCTGTTGATACAGACACTGTTTCATTTAGCACAATTTTCTCTACTATTTCTTTCATGTAACTGAAAGCATTTGTAGTCGTAGTAATTTCATTACTTATATCGCCAGTGTATCCACTTTGATTCCAATATTGTAATCCTGCAAATGCGCTTTGCGTATTACTATCATATAAGATATCCATTGCAATACTATCTAAGATTAGTCCAGTATCTCGTTTGCATTTTGTCTTATCGTATAAGAATCCAGTATTGAATGTATTATTAATATATGCAATAGTTTCTGCTACAATGAAAGACCTGTTTGCATTTAGTAGTTTAGCACCATTTAATGTGCTTAAAGTTGCACTAGGTACTAGTCCAATTGAGCTAGGTTCAGGAGCAACAGTAGGACCATTGCTAATAATATTAGTAATGATATCAATGTTGTTTCTTACATTTTCAACTTCAGTATCAGTTCCTGCTAGATATGTATAATTTACATAGTTAACAATTTCTTCTTGAATAAATTCTCTGTTTGCTGCAAGAATACTTGCCGCACGACTTACATTTGTAGAAGTAGACCTTGCTTGACCTACTGGTAACTGTGGTTGAGACGCTGTAGGACCGTTGTAAATAATTCCTGTTATTAAATCTACCATGTTACCTAACAAGTTACTTTCACTAACTGTTGCGGTAGCCAAATTCTTAACTTGTGCAATAGTATTATTTGGAGAAACAACCACAGTTTGATTTGTAACAATGTCTGATAAGATATCTTTCAGTCTGTTATATGCTGCAATTGTTTGATCTCTTTCTCCCGGGATAGCAGATGCAGTATCTGAGAATCCGTAATAGTACACGCCACTTTGAATAGCTTGTCTATTTCCGCCGTATAAAATATCAAATGCAACACTATCAATTATGTATCCAACATCTCGATAGCATTTATCTCTATCAAACTCAAATACATATTTGTTGTTAATGTATGCAACAACCTCTGCTTTAATAAACTCTTTGTTAGATAACAATAACTGTGTAGCATTTAATCTACCTTCATCAGTTGTTTTTGTTAAACTAATAGGTTCTACACTAGTAATAGTCTGAGGACCGTCGTTAATAATACTATTAATTAAATTAATTTCGTCTGCAACAAAATCAACTTCAGCAGGAGTCGATGATGCGTCATTAATAACCTGAGTCACACTGGTTTGTGCAGGATTAGTAATTAGCGTATTTGTAATAATTTTCTGTGCAATTGTCTTAATATAATTAAATGCATCAGTCGTCTGTGGAACTTCAGTAGGAATTGCACTCGAATTAGAATTAAACGAGTAATAATAAACACCGCTAGTTATAGCTTGTCTATTACCTCCATACAACAAATCAAATGCAACACTGTCTAACATGTATCCAGCATCTCTCAAACATTTGGCTTGATCATAATCAAAGCCAATTGGTTTAATACTTTCGACATAAGCAACTACTTCAGCTTGAATATATTCTCTGTTTGCTACTAATAAATCATAAGCAGTTTGTACAGTAGAAGTTGAGCTGGCAGTAGTACCTTCTGTAACTATTAAATCTGATACGCCTGCTGTACCGTTCAACAATATATCTGTAATTATTGTAAAATCTGCGCTAATGGATGCTGTTTCAAATACAGTCGCAGTAGTTGTAAAGACTGTCTGAGTTGCAGTGCTTTGATATCGAGGACCACTAGTATCGTTAATTGCAATTTTTTGTGCTAACTGACTTAGATAATTAGTTGCACTAACTGTTACATTTAATTCAGATAAAATATCTCCGGTATATCCGTCTTGATTCCAGTATTGTAATCCAGCAAAAGTACTTTGACTCTTAGAAGCTGTCGGAAATGCTAAATCTAGTGCCATTGCTTCAACAACAAGACCTGTATCACGAGCACATTTAACTGGATCGTAACTAAATCCTTTTGCTTCTTCTACATAAGCAAGTGTTTCTGCTTGCAGATATGCTTTGTTAGCCATTAATATATTGTAAGCATTTTGAGCATCAACTGAAGTTGCAGTTGTTCCGTTTGCAACAATAATATCACTTACTCCGGCTGTTCCGTTCGTCAAGATATTTGTAATAACTTTAAAATCTGCTCTCAACGCCAATGATTGTGTGGTAGTTGCAGAAGTTAAGTTTGTGATTTGACTCACTGTATTCTGAAATCTTACGACCGTTGAAGTGTTGTTTAATACAACTTGTTGCGCCAATGAGCTTAGGTACTTAATTGCATTAGTAGTAGTAGTTAACTGGTTAGCAATGTCTCCTGTGTAGCCTGCTTGATTCCAGTATTGTAACCCGGAAAAATTACTTTGCGTATATCCGTTACCTTGAAATAGTAGGTCAGTGATAAACGAATCTACAATGATTCCGGTATCTCTGAAGCATTTGTCTTCGTTATAACTGCTCAAAGTAGACTGGACAACACTAGTTTGTTGAGGAATAATAATTTGCCCTGTTACAATATCACCTACAATGTCTTTGATAAATTCATAGGCCGCAGTAGTTTGTGGGATTTCATTAGGAATAGCTGTACTATATTGATCAAAGCCGTAGTAGTACACGCCACTTTGAATAGCTTGTCTATTACCGCCATACAATAAATCATAACTTACACTATCTACCATGTAGCCAACATCTCTGTAGCACTTATTCTGGTCGTATTCAAATCCAGTAAATGTAGAATTAATGTATGCAATTACTTCGGCAGCAATAAAATCTCGGTTAGCTAATAATAAATCAAACGCTTTATCTACATTAGGGTCTGCACTTTCTGTTAAGCTAATAGGAGTAGGAGCCGCAGCAACACTTGGACCATTATTAATAATATTTGTAATTGTAGTAATAAATCGTTGTGCCTTAACAACTTCAGAAATAGTTGCAGGTCGCATGTATGTAACTTGGTCTGCTGTATTTCCTGGACTCTTTGTAATCGGAGTGCTCTGTAAAATGCTTGTTATAATAGAACTAATATGATTATATGCCGCAGTAGTCTGTGGAATTTCTCCAACAATTGCTGTTGAAGTTGAATTATACCCATAGTAGTATACACCACTTTGAATAGCTTGTCTATTACCACCGTGTAACAAGTCAAACGCTACACTATCAATCATATATCGCATATCTCGGCGGCATTTTTCTTGATCATAATCGAACAATGCTGGACGAGTAGCTTCAATAGACGCAATAACTTCTTCAACCATGAAAGTTTTATTAGCTATCAATAAATTGTATGCCTTGCCAATATTTTCATCGTATGTTTTTTGTCCGTTAGGAATAATAATATCAGTTATTCCTTCAGTTCCGTTTTGTAATATATCTATGATGTATCCAAAACCAGTTCCTGCTTTGGCAGATTCAGTTGCAGTTGCGGGTTCTAACTCTAATTCTTGTGCGACTGCGTACTGATAACGAGTTCCTGTTGAATTAACAATAACTTGTTGTGCTAATTGTCCTAGATAGATAATAGCATTTGTAGTGGTAGTTAATTCGCTTTGAATTGTGCCAACATATCCGTTTTGATTCCAGTACTGTATACCTGCAAAAGTACTTTGACTATTATTTGTAGTTGGGTACTTTAGGTCAAATGCAATCGCATCAACAATTAATTTTGTATCTCGTAAGCACTTAGCTTGATCGTATTGAAAGTCAGCAATAGAATTAACATAGGCTATTGTTTCTGCCTGAATAAATTCTTTGTTAGCTTGCAATGCTGTGTATGCATTATTAGTACTAGTAGAAGAACTTGCAGTTAGACTATTAGGAATAATCCTATCTGTTACTCCCTCGGTCCCGTTATCAATAATATCAACAATTAAATTAAATTCAGAAATAACTCTATTTGAATCTGCTTCAGATGCTGAGGGAGTATCTAAATTCTGTGTTACTGAAGTTTGATATGTATAACCAACACTTTGATTTTTAACAATCTTGGAAGAAATATCTCTTACAAATTTAATTGCATTGGTTGTGGTAGTTAACTGTCCGCCAATTCCGTCAACATATCCGCTTTGGTTCCAGTATTGAACGCCAGCAAAAGTACTTTGGCTCGAAGTATTGAATAATAAATCTTGTGCCAATGCATCAACAATTAATCCTGTATCTCGAGCACATTTAACCGGATCGTAACTAAACTTACTAGGCCATATTGAATCAACATAAGCAACTGTTTCTGCTTGAATAAAGTTTCTATTCTTTTCAAGTAATTTCTTTGCAGATTTAATTTCGTTACTAGGCTGAATATATTGTCTAGCTGGAATAATTTCAGGAGCACTATCAGGACCTTTCCTAACGATATCTGCAATAATATTAAATTTTTCTTGTAAACTATCTATTGCTACTTCACCGCCTGGGAAAGTAGGATCAATAGTTTGAGAATATATTGATTGATAAGTTCCAGTAATTAAACTATTAGCAACAATTTGTGTAGCTAAGTCTCTGGCATATAAAATTGCCAAACTAGTAGTTGTTTCTTCACCGGGAATTAAAGTAGTTTTTGTAGTCGTAGTTGAACTTAAACTTTCGTCAACTACACTAGAAAGCACTGTGTAATATGCATTTCCGCTAAAGAATAAATTTAAGAAATTTGGATTTGTAGGATCGCTAACGCCATTTAAAATAGGTCTGCTTAAATGTACTGTTTGATATGTAACATCAACTACTTCTGTATCGTTATTTAGATACTTAAGACCGGGTGCAGGGCCTTCTTCTCCGTAAATATCACGAATGTTTAATGTATGACCAATTGCAATATTGCTTACATCAATGCCGCTAATAGTATAGCTACCTGTAGTAAGTGTTCCGGTATTAGAAGTAGCAGCTAGGTAACCAGGATACCCTTGTTCGTTAACAAAAGGAACACGCTTACCTTCGTAGTCAAGATAAGTGTCCGGCGGAACTACTTCCATAACTAATCCAATGTGAGGACGATTTGCAGTATCAGGTACAAATACTTCCATTCTTTGGTCTTGTGGCCAGTATCCTATTGGATAAAATTCACTATTTGGAATATTTGAAGGGTATGGAGGGTTATGAATAATACCAGAGAATTCATTAACTCCAATACCTTTAGCAACTAAACACAAATCACCGAAGTTAGCGTTGGAGTTGGTAATAGAAGCAATGCCGCCGTTCTCTACAATAACAGCTTCTGAACAGAAAATTGTAAACACA